CGCAATCCGCTCGTCAGCTGAGCCCGAGCCATCAGGGCGTAGGCCGAACCATTGCTGCATTCCCAGAGAATTTGAGGTTTTTGGTGGGTGATCACGGGCTCGAACCGTGGACCCGCTGATTAAGAGTAATCTATTTTTTTCTGAACAGCCTACAAATCAAGTAAAGCGGTTTCCAATGCTCTGCGATAACTACACCTGATAACGCGGAACGTTTCGTGAATTGGAAACCGCAAATCAGGTGTTCTTCGGCTGATCTGCAACAGGAATTTCGAATACCGTTGCGTCGCGGCCTGATGCCCTCAGATGACCACACGGTCTACTCGCTACGGAACAGTTTCCAGACAGGATCGAGAATGCCGGCTGCTCCGACCGCATGCAAGGCCTACCTCATGGGACACGAGTTCGGCCGTCCGCGATACGGGTCTCAGATCTACCAAGCATTCCGCTCAGTTCGGGAATGCGCCGGACTCCTCCAATCCCCGCAGTAGTTGCTGGTACGTCAGCGGTCGATCTCGCATCAGCTCAAGCAACTTCAACGCCGCAGCGATGCCCTCGGGACTTTGCGGGTCCCGTTCGTGCAACGTGCACCAGTCGTGCAACACGTCGCGCATGATTACGATGTCTTCCGGTCTGAAACTGCCCTGAAACATCGTCGTGCCTCTCCCCTCAGACCATTATTGATTCCTTAAAATCGGGGAGTTCGCAACAGCTTCACGGACCTCTGTACGCCATCGAACACGCCCCCAGGCCACCTTTATAAGCACCTAGGGAACCGAGCGGGGTCCCATGCGTTCCCGACCATAGAGACGGAAAATTCTCATGGACAATCAAAGATATAGCGTGAAGCGTGAACCGGATGGGACCTGGACAGTATTCGACGTCTTCTCGGGGGAACCAGCCGTCTTAGGCCCCGACAGGCTCTCCTCGCAGCTCAGCCCTGAGGAGGCCCATGAGGTCGTGGGTCTGCTCAACCTGTTGGATGCCCTTAGGCGGGACATCTTGGAGCCCCCTCCGACGATCCATTAGGGGGTCTCTGCGTGTTCTCGATATGCTGATATCTCGGGGATGCCCTTCGCCGAGGTGCCGTGAAGCGGCTTCGGCGAAAGCGCTAAGTGGCACTCAGACGCTGGCGGCGATAGTAGAGGACGAGGCCTAATCAGGAATTCGGCGGCCACTTGCCCCCCTGGAGAGGGGCTAATTTGCTGGACGCCCTGATACACAAGGCTTTGCGGCTTGTCCAGAAAGGTCAGTTCGGGATTTATTTCAGGAGTCGGTGACTCGGTTTTGCATTTGCCCGCTCCCCGCCCAACGAGACACAGTCATGACACATTTGTACTGGACTTCAGGTTGTGTTTTTGCTTGAGAGCAATCGCACAACAGGAGACCGGAATGACAGACTCGGAAATGCGCGCCACCGTCCAAGCCACCTTCATGATGCTCCAGCGGTTGATAGTCGAAGTCGCCGCATCGAAAGGAGAGGAAGGTTTGGATTGGATAGACGGTTTCCGGGACAGCCTTACCTCAGAGATGAAGAAGGTCGAGGAACTGCAGAAGCGCCGTGCAGATACTGAGCGCACCGCAACATCACGGATGCTGATCGAGGGCGTAGCGTTGATGGCGAAGCGCGAGCTTGAGAAGCAACGTTCTTCTTCGATCAGCTAGACAGACTGGATTAACGAGCTCCGCCGGTCTTGGTGCCGCTTTGCGAATTGCCCGCGCCGGGACCGCCCTGTGAAACGCCACCGCCATGGGAGCTGCCGGGGTTCGTTGGATCTGGGCCGTTGCCCCAGCCGTTGTTGCCTTTAACTTTCCCGCCGCCGCCCCCGCCGCCAGACTTGGCGATTGCATTTGACGTCAGGCTGGTTGAAAGCAGCATTGTTACGGTCGGAGGTGTCACAATCGCGAAACGACCGCAATTTTTCAGAAATTCCCGCCGATCATCGTCGCTCTTTGACGGCACTTCGTTTGGCATTTCGGGCATGAACGCCTCTCCCCTACTTATCGATGAGACGCGTAAAGTTTGCCACTACAGGATGCCGCTGGATATATATAGTTCTCTATAGGAGAGCGAATACCGTCGCATCATCCCCAAGCTCTCTGATCCCTTTGAACGAAGCGTGCCGCTGCTTTCCGTCGTCTGTCCAAGAAGCGTCATGTTCAACAACATTGAGACACTCTCGCGGGATGCCGCGCCTCGAGCGCAGACGCATTGCGATGGAGCAGTACCCCCTTTGGGCGGCACCTCTAATCCTTGACTGCGACCCGCGTTGTGAGACCCTAAATCCTCTTGGTTGTACTGCGTTAGGGAGGTCGAAGTTGACCTTTGACAATGACGTTGAGCTGGCGCTCGCTACCGCCTGCGAAGAGCTTGAGATGACGCGACAAGAGATGATCCGCCTGATCATGCGCGAATGGCTGGAGCAGTATGGTTTTCTGCCGTTCCGAGAGTTGGAAGAGGGCAGCGAGACGAGGGGGAACGCGTAGTCCCTTGAGGGGTCGTAGGCCATTTACTCCATCACTGCATTCGAAAGACCCACGTCTCGTCCGCCCGCTCCCTGATCCCCTTGAACGATGCATGCCGCAGCTTCCCATCGTCGGTCCAGGCGCGATATTCAACTTCTGCGACGAGCACCGGCTCGGTGAAGACGGCGCCTTTCCTCCGAAGCGACACGGCAGGCGTTTTCGTCGCCATGCCCTCGAGCAATTTCCGTAGCTCCCGCGAAAGCTCGTTTGACCAGCCGGTACCGCAGCCACCGACGTAGACGAGCTCGCCGTCTTTTCGTGCCGCCAGCAGCAAACGTCCGAGATGACCAGGCACGGTCGACGGCTCGAAGCCGACGATCACAAAGCTGTCGCGCCGCTTGCAGGTGATCTTCTGCCACCACTCGCCGCGGCCCGAGCGGTAGGGCTTTTCGACGTGCTTGGCGATGATGCCTTCGAGGCCGTGCTCGCACGCCACGCGAAAGAACTCGTCGCCGTCGGCCTGCACCTCTTCCGAAAGGCGAACCGCCCCCTCCCGGGCGGCGACAAGCGGCTCCAGCAGCCGCCGGCGTTCGCGCAGCGGCAGGCGGCGCAGATCGCGGCCGTCGAGATAGAGGAGATCGAAGGCATAGAAGACGATGCCGCCGGCCTCGACTGCTGACGGCCACCGGCCGAGCGCCCGCTGCAGCATGCCGAAATCGGAGCGGCCCTTGTCGTCGAGCACGACCGCCTCGCCGTCGAGGATGGCTGTCTTCACCGCAAGGCTCCGCGCATCATCGACGATCGACGGAAACCTGTCGGTCCAGCCATAGCCGCCGCGCGTCAGTATCCGTACCCGGCCGGGCTCTATGTGCACGGCAATTCGGTACCCGTCCCATTTCACCTCGTAGGCCCAGTCCTGACCCTTCGGCGGCTTGTCAACGAGCGTCGCGAGGCAAGGGTCGACCCGCGCTGGCATAGGATCAGCAGGAGGGAGATCGCGGGGTTTCTTTGAGGATGCTCTGGCCATGGAGCATTAACGCACAGGAGCGCCAGCCGTCGCATTGCGGTGGGTCGCCGCCTTCTGTTTGCAATTTAGAGGCGACGACCGCTCCGCTTCCTTGCTTCCAAGTTGGGGAAGCACCCTAGCCCTATCGGCGCGCTGAGACAGCCGCTTTCGATTTCGTGCGGCCTTTTCGATTTATTGCTGTGTTCTCGCCAGAGACCCGCATTGACTACGGGAAGAATGAGAACATATTAGGAACATTCGGCGGCGATGCGGCGCGCCAATCCATCAATCAGGGGCGACAACGAGAAAGGCGCGCATCATGCGGACACTTGAAGATGAGATAGGAACCGCAATTGAAGTTGATCTTGCGGTAATGCCTCCGCACCAAAGGCGTGCCTATGCCGGCCTCGACCAATATCGCCGTCCGGTCGAGGTGCGCGGCGTCCAGGAACTCGCCAAGGGAATTGCCGAATCCTTCGGGGCCTTTGCCATCTTCGATGTCGAGACGGTGTTGCGGTCTCCGGCGATCGCGCCATTCGTTACGCAGACGCTCTACGCGATCCCGCTCGAACTGAGGCGGGCCGCCTGCGACCGCGACCGGCTGAAAGCAGAAGGCGCGCGAAAGGAGATGGCGCGGATAATCTCGTCCGCCCTGCTGGCGCGGTACCATTTCGAGCCTCTGAAGCACGTTAGCGCCTCATGTCATCCGAATTGGGAAAAGGCGTTCGAGCAGCAGTTTGGCGCCGGCCGAGGAGGAGGATCAAGCGGATGAGTGACGAACTGGGCGCGAAACCCCACTACGAGACCGGCCCATATGTCCATTACTGCGAGCATCCCGGCTGCACGAAGTGGGGCAGCTTCGGCTTCGCTGTCGGCCGCGCCGAGCCGAACTGGTTTTGCTTCGAGCACCGGCCCGAGTGGAACTCGCGCCATGAGGCACAGCCGCGGCATTGACCTTTCGCGCGCAAGCGACCCCGCCACCAACATCCCGTGGCTCGTGGCGGGGTCTGCTCTAAATTGTTGCTGAAAAGTTTGCTCGTTACCTTTCATGCTCCAGCGCGCTGCGAGCCATGCAGTATTCGCCAAGTGGCTTTTCCCGTCCAGCAAGACGTCGGGATTAATTCGGAAGGGCGAAAGCTTGGACGTTTGTTGATTCATGGCCACCTATTTCTTGCCAAGATACTCCATCACCTTGCTCGGCTCGTCCCGGCTTCGCGGATCGCCTCCAACGCTTCTGTCGCGTCACCTTCGCCGTCCTCATGAGGTAAGCCACCTCGTGCTCCCGTTCTGAAACGAGCTCTCGGTCGCGGCCCTTCTTCTTCGGATTGTCTGCCACGCGCTCCTCCATTTATTTACATGAAGGATAGGAGACATTCAGGTCGTGGCAAGGGAGGGAACTTCGCTCCCGGTGGCGTGTTGACCTGCCGAGGAGACGACATATTCGACAAAGAGAAGAATGAATGCACCCGCTCGATCTCACTGGCATCGTAATTCTTCTTATCGTCATGGCACTATTCGCCTGTGCATGGATTTTAATTTAAAGCGACAGCCGCCCTCCTCTGTTTTTTCTTCGGAACCATCCGCGACATTAGTGGTTAGAGGGGCCCGCGTAAGGCGGGCTGCTGACGAAGAAAATGTGACGTTCTCCAGAACTGCAAGGCAGCACCCTCTTCTAGCTTCAGGGTGCTGCGTTCTTCTCTCATCAATTTAACAGCGCCTTCGGAACCAACCAGAACAGGCCGAGTTAAACTGCCGTCGGCACTTGTACGAGCGCCGGCGCTTCCTCGATATGTCGATCCCGTCTACCGCATGGACGGGATCGATACCTTTGGCAGCGCTGACCCGTTTTGGCCGCCAGCAGGCAAAGGAAGCGCTGGTGGCCGGATGGCGACGGCGGCGGAGACGACACTACACGCCCAACGGAATGCTGCAGCCTTGGAACAAAGTGGCACGAGATGCGTTATCGGTGGCGCCGCCCATTACTGCGGCACCAGGTCGCCAAACCTGTCAGCAATGCCCGTGTCGTCCCCGCGCGCGGGCATTCGCTTTCCCGCCCTTCAACCGTTCACTTTAGCTCGCCGCTTTCGGGCTTGCCTTTTGCTCGTCTGCGCTCGTCTAGCAGATTGAGTAAATCGGTGAGATCGTCCGCATCGAAATAATCCAGGCCGGTCTGCGATATGCCCTCCCATCGAGCAGGCCAGCCAGTGAAGCGATCAATCACGCTCCAAAAGCCGTTGCTGTCGTCATGCAATTCGTATCGCTGGGTCATACCGGCAGTTTAGCGCGCCCTTAAACGCTGCGCTACGGCGTCCCTAACATTCGTTCGGCGGTTCTTCGTCGCCCCCGGCGAGGAAATGGTATGCAAGGCAGCGGGACAACGACGGCGGCAGCCCCGCTCCTCAAGACCGAGAGATGGCCTGACACAAATAGAACGTCGCTTGCGCATATTGTACTACCAGCGGAGCCAGCATCAGCCACTTCCTCCCAATTGGTCGGAACCATTTCAGTGATGAACCGTTAGACGCGATCGATTGTCAACGTGAGTTCGTGTCGGCTCTTTGGAGCCCTCCAACTGCGGGAGCCGACCTGAGCAGGCAGCACCCCTTACCTCGCCCTTCTCAGGGGTGCTGCCAACTCACCGCCGCAGCTGCGCGCCGTCCCGTTGGCTGGCCTCGATCCTCTGAAGTATCTCGCGCATCACCCGGGTATCGATGGAAAGGCTGTTGAGCGTGTTCTCGACGGCCTTCATAGAGGTGGCCGCTTCGGCTGCCTGCTTCTCCACGGCCGATATCCGGAGTTCGTGATTGTCGATCTGCCGGAGCGACACCTCGGCCGCCGTCAGGCGCTTGTCGAGGCGGTCGATCGAATTGGCCTGCGAGTCCTGATTGGCGTTCACCCGCTCCCATGTCGCGCCCCACGCAATGAGGCCGCCGGCAAAGCCAAACAGGATCACCAGAGTGTTGAGGTTATATTCAAACCTCCATTTCGGAGTTGCGACCATCTTTTCCGTTTCCTGTGTTTCAGCCAAAGCCCTGCCCCTCGTATGCAATGCTGGATGGTTACTGCTGCGCCGCGTCGTGGCGAGCGCATTCGCTCTGCGTCCAGGCGCGGGCGCCGCATAGGCCCGCTACCGTCTCGTCGATCTTGTCCTGATCGGCCGGCGTTGCGCCGCGAGCTCCTATCAGGGATGTCCCGACGACGGCCCTAGCCGCTTGGTTGAGCCGGTCTTTCGACGCATTTACCGCTTGAGTTGAGATACACCCGGCCGCGCTCAATGCAGAGGCGACGATTAAAGCGAGCCGCGTCCGCTTCATCTCGCAGTTCTCCAATTGCTTTGTTAGTTGCGGAATCCAGTTCGGCGCGTTCAAGCCTCCGGCCCTCTTCGCGCGCCGCGGGAATGATCCAGAGCGCGTTGACCGTCTGCATGCCGAAAAAGACGACGACACCGCCGGCAACAGCGCCGGCGGCCGGAGAGAGGCGACTGAGCATCACGCCATCCCCTCGACCTGTTTCGCGACGGCCTTCCGATCAGCGTTCTTGCGCCAGTAGAGAAAGCCGGCAACGCCTCCGAACGCGGCGAGGATCAGGAGGAGGTTCTGCCACGGTATGCCGCCGATCGCAGTCAGCAGCGAAGCGCCGCCACCAATCACCGACGGGGTGATGACCTCTTTCGATTTCCACCACGGCGCATCGAGGCTGGGAGGCGTGACTGGTACCGGTACCGGCTTCTCCTCAGTCACCGGCGCCGCCTTCACTTCCGGCCGCGCCGACTCACCCGGAGTGAGCGCCACAAGCGCCGTATGCATCGCAGCGCGGGTTTTCGGACCGACATCGCCGTCCACCTGCAGCCGGTGGTCAGCCTGGAACTGAAGGACGTTGTCAGCGCGGTAGCCAAGGAGAACGAGCGAGATGCGGGCGAGCCGGTCGAAGCGGTCGGCCAAACCGTTCTTGCCGCCATTGATCTTCTTCGTGATGGTTTCGGCGTCGCCCTCGTCGGCCCAGCGGTTTAGGTCGCGCGTGTCCCAATAGAACAGAGGCACCAGGCCTTCCCAGGGATCGGTGTTGACCGCGTCCGGATCCTTGACGAAGTCCGGGCAGTCGAGGCCGGCGCGGCACCAGTTGCGGAACTGGCGATAGTTATCCTTGCCGGTCAGCTGCATTCCGGTGCGGCCGCGGTAGAGATAGCCGTCGCCATCCTTCTCTGGCGTGTTGCCGAGATCGGTCCTGGTGTCGTAGCGCTGCTGCGCCGGTGTCGGGCCCCAGATTTCGCGATCGTAGCGGAAGTCGCCGCTCTCATGCATGAGCTGGGCGAAATACTGCGCGAGGCGGTGCGGCCGATCCATGCCGAAGCGATCGCCGTATCTGTCCAGCGCCACGAGCACGGACGCGAGGTTGCTCTCGTTCACTTTGCCCTTTGCGGCAGCGCGAACGTGCTGAGCGGTGATGGCGCTCATTCGTTTCTCCTGATTATGAATGTGGGGTTACGACGGAAGGGCTAATGGCGTTGAGCAACCGTCCGGCGCTAAGCTTCCGTTAGCCGTTCCGACGGCGGACGGGGCGGTTAGAGGCCTGGCGCCTGCCTCCAGCGACGGGCCTCGCCCGAGGAGCGCTTGAAGCAGGGTTCGAACAGCCGCCCGCATCCCCGAACATGAGTTCGAGAGCGATGGGAAGAGTTTCCCGAGCCGTGTGATCTCCTAGTGATGATTTTTGACTTCACCCTGGAGGCGGTAGAAGCTCCTCATCTGAGAGGGCGAATGTTTCGCGGAACTTTTTCCTAACGATCTCGGTTCGGCGTCTTCGAAAGAGCTTCGGCGACTGCGTCAGAGAGAACCGCTATGAACGAATATTATGGGAGCAGCAGCCATCCCGACGAAGATGAAATGCTGCGGGAGCAAATGAACTCTGGGATCCCCCTGATCCGGGCGGGCCGAGCACGCCTCCGGCTCGCTCTGCCCCGGCATCGGGACATAATTCTGAGTACCTGGACGCCGGCTTTCCAAAGCCTTTGCAGAACCTACGAGGTCACTGCATTGATGGTGGACAAGCTCCGCAAAGAAGTCCCGTGCCGCGAGGAGCTGTTGGCGGAATACGAGCAAATCTGCCACGGCATCGAGGATGATGCGGCCGCGATGCTGGACGGAGAGAAGAGCGATCGGTGGCGTTAAGACGGCCACTCGAACGCCGGCAGTTCTGCAATGAACTCTTCGACGCTCGGCTGAGCGCGTTCGCCGGCGAGCACCTTCACCAGCTCGACCGTGGAATAGGTCCACACCGCCCATCGCCGCTCAGGACGGTTGATTAGCTACTTCAAGCGCAGCGACACGGGCCGTCAGTGCATCGATCGACTTGTGCTGTTCAAGGATCATCACCGTGGCCGACTGAAGGGCGGCAACGAGATCCGGTACGAGTTTGCTGGGATCCACACCCTGATAATCAGGACGTGAGCCCGTCTTCGCCCACGTGGACCCTTCGGGCGCCTCCTCTCGTGTAATGTTTTCAATCCGGCGCTCTGGGATGACCTCTGCGGGGACGATTTGATCGGGCTCCCGCATCTCCCGAGTCTCGCCCGTCTCTGGATCAATCACGGTCACCGCCTGGCCCCTGATCGTGCGCTCCGGAACGACGATCTCCGGGATTACGGCCGTGCCAATGTCGATTGCACCATCTTTCGAGCCGGTGACGGCGTGCTGGGCAACGTCCTGCAGTTCATGAGCGATGAACCCGTGCGCGAGACCGGAGTCTGGGTCGTTCAGCCATTTGTACGAAACGGGGCGATAACACATGACGCGCAAAAGCGTGTCGTCCAGAAGGTCGAATTGCTCTTGCGTCAGGGAGAATTCAACCAGCGGCGAAACATTCGTTTTCAAACGGTAATCCGATGAGGTCGCGTAATTGGTAGCCGTAGCAGTCACGGTGATACTTCCGACGGAAGCCGTGTCCATGAAGAACTCTTGCAAGGCTCCGGCCGTCGTCATCCGAGATTGCTGGAAGGGGTTATATCCATTAACCCGCCGCCTCATCCTTCCTGTAGGGCTCACGATTTCAAGCCCGTATTCCGACCCGGCGACGGTAGGGTCGATTGGTGCCGTCACTCCGAAATAGACGCTGCCATTGGTGCCGACACGCAGATACTCGGTGAAGACTTCGTTCACCGCCTTGCCAATCCGCAAATCGGCGTTGTTCCCTGCCAGTATTGGCCTGCTGTTTCCGTCGTTGCCGATTATAAAAGCAGGCGTCCAGGCGTTCTGTCGCGTGACGCTGAACACCGCGTTCATGGTATCGCCGGCGGTGACCCGATTGTCCCTGATCGTTACCAGCCGCTCGACTTCGGAGATACTTGTCCCATTGATCACGCCGCCGGTGGTCTTAAGGTAAGTTGTCCAATCCAGCCATGTCACACCATCAATGGAGAACCTGGTCCATATCAGCTCGTTCTGAAAATATTGCTGGATGAACAAGTTGTTGAACCTTCTGGCATAAACAACCAGAACGCCCGTGTATCCTGCGGCGGCCTGGCCGATGTAGCCATTGGTCCACGTCCCGGCGATCGTGTAGACACCGGGGAACAAGATCGTATTGAAGTCGCCGTCGTTCAGCCCGACTTCTGCGGCTGATGGCACTGGAGCTATCCCGCCAAACACCGGTCCAAGCTTGTCGAGGACCGTCGCCATATCCGAGGAGGCAAGCAGATCTCGCCCCTTGGCCCGGATATCCGCGAGCACCGCCGTCAAAGCGCCGTTGAAGTAAGCAAACTTGTCCGAAGCGGGCGTGAGGCCCGCCAGCGCCGCCAGCGCCGCATTGTCGAGCCGCTGGATATAGGTGGAGAGCGCTTGCGCATTGACGGTCTGCTGCTGCAGGTAGGCAGTGTCGCGGACAATCCAGTATCCCTGTCCGGCCGCCGTGGTTCCCCGCCACGGCTTCGCCAGGGTCAGCTGCGTGTTGCTGTCGACGGAAAGGATCGGGACCGGGTTGCCGTTGCTGCTGTCGAGGCCGAAGAGCCCGCCAGCAACCAATGCCGTCGCCCAGGCGGTACCGGAGCCGGTCACCACGGCGCTGCCGGCGGTCACGGAAACCGTGCCCGTTACATAGGGTATGGTCATGTCAGATTTTCCTAAGCTGGGATGCCAAAGATGTAGTAGCGAATGCCCAACGGCGGATCAGCGCCGTCGGTGTGCCATTCGAAATCATCGCCTTCGTAGTAGTCGCCGACATTGCCGCGAAAGGTCCGGAACCTCGCGTTGTTCGCCGTCAATTCGCAATAAGTGCTGTTGCCCGTGTGAGATTGCCCCTGATACCCGTATTTCAGGATATCCAAGAATGGCATCCGCACCCGGTTCTGCCATGACGTGTTGGTGTTAAAGTTGCTCCCGCCGCCGTGGTAGGTCATGTATTTGACCATCGGGAACATGCCGGCTCCGTCGAAGGGGATATCAACAACGTTGCCGTTCCCTGACGTGACGTTGAAAAAGCCCTCTGCCAGAATTTGCACCTGCGGCCAGCGGGTATCTATGATGATGTCCGCCCACGACGGAGGATTTGCTGCGCCAGGTCTGAGGAACTGCACAACGTCCTGCGTTCCGTCGTTGAATTGACGAAGGACGTTATACGTCCCGGAAGTCGGCGCGCTGTTGTCCTCGAGATACAACATGAACCGAGCGCGCATGGCCTGCGTCGCATCGAAATAGATACGCGTTCCGTCGAACCAGTATTCGGCGCCGAATTTCAGATCTACGGGATTGTTCGGGTACATGATCGTTGAACCCGTGTAGAAATGCACGTCCAGCGCAACATTATCCGTGACGGGAAATCCGCACTCATAGAACGATTGGCCGGACGGAAGAGCGATGTCGGCCGCCCTAATGACTTTGACCGGCAAGCGAGTGCTGTCGAACGCAAGCTGCGCGTAAGTCGCGGTATCGACGTTATACCCCGGCTTCGCAATCTTCATGGCATTGTTGGCGATCCGGATGGTTTTGGTGCCGTTCGGCGCCAGGTTAGGGGCGTCGGCTATCGGCGTGTTATCTCCGGGGAGGTCCCAAACGACGAGGCGGCGGTACCGGGTAGAGAAAGGGTTGAATGCGTCGATATCGTCTTGCTGATCGATGAACACTGCGGTGCAGAAATCGGAACTCCAGCTCGTCCCGTTCGGGTATTCGCTTGCGTTAATCAGCCAGCTTCCCTGGTCACGGTTGCCGGTGAAATAGGAGCCGCCGCGTCCGGACCGGTACTTCCCCTTGTCCTCCCAATCGACCATATTCTGGTTGTAGCGGATGCTGCCGTTGCCCTTGCGCTGTTTCCAATCAAACAGTGGCACGTTGTACCGGAGCTTCGGGAAGAACGACTTGTCATAAATCCAGATGCTTTCACCGGAACCGCCCATCTCCATCGTTTGGAAGTTGCTTCGCGTCGCGCCCGCCGGCGTCAATCGAATTCCGGTCCCGCCGAACGTATTGCAAACCGTGATGTCGGCAACTTCCATGTTGAGATACTTGGAATTGTAGAGAAACTTCGACCGTTGGCTGTCCGGCGTGGTGCGCGGATCGTCGGCGTTGCTTTTCGTGATTTTGAGGCATCCTGCGCCGGTCGAGTCGACGCCAATCATTGTGCGAACCATCAGCTAAAGATCTCGATCGTGCCGTTGTTGAGGTTGATTTTCATTTTGCCGTTCAGTGACTGGAGAAGACCAGCCGTGACCGTACCGATGTTGGCAATTGCCAGCTTCAGCTCTCCGTTCTCGAAGACCATCGGGTACTGACGGCTGCTTCCCGAGGTGACGAGGAACTGATCCGCTTGGACTGCCATGCGCGACTTCTGCACGCCGCCCTCGGTGTAAAGCTCGACATAGAAGCCCGACACCTTGAAGCTCTGGCTGGTGCCCGCCCGTAAGAGCACCGAGAAACGGGCATCGACGCCGGTCGGCGCCGCAACTGCTTCGAACTTCACCAGGCCCTGCGCGAACCGCCCGTTGAAATCGGCACTCACCCCATTGATGCTGGTAGCGTTCGCGCTATCGCCATTGGCGCGCGCGGTCTCTTCCTGGATTAGCCGGGCAAGATTGCCATCAACCTCCGCATCGAGGCTGGTAATGCTGCTGGAGAGCGCACTATCAGCGTTTGCTCGGGCGGTAGCTTCCGCCTGAATGGCCGCCGAATTACTGCCCGTTTGCGCTGTGAGCTGGGTGATCTGGCTGCTCAGCGCGGAGTCTGCCGTGGCGCGCACCGTCTCCTCAGTAATCAGCCGCGCATTGGTGGTGCCGAGGCTCGCCTGCAGGAAACGCAGGAACTGCGCCGTCGCCTCGTTCTCCGAGACGCGAACGCGCCGCTCCTCGGTGATCTGCGCCAGCGCGTCACCTATACTGGCAACGATCTGCTGCCGCTCGATCTGCCCGACGGCACCTTCCAGCGAGAACGCATCCAGCAGCTCGACGAGGCGCGGCCGGAAGAACTCGTCCATCTCCTGCTGCAGTTCCTTGAAGCGGTTTAGCGCGTCGTCCTGCAGCTGCTGCAGGCCAGTCAGCAGCGTCTGCAAGCCGGTCGGCTGCGCCGTCGTCTTCCAAGGCGTATAGGTGCGCAACCGGTCGGGCACGGTCGTGATCGTCGCGCGGGCATTATAGACCTTGCCGGAAACGACGTTCTTCGTGGTGCGTAATAGGCCGTCCTCAGGCGAGGTGCACTGATCCTCGAACAACTCCGTCGTGCCCTCGATCTGATAGGAGAAGCGCACCGCCGTAATCGTCGGATCGTCCGGCGGGGTCCAGGTGAAGACGAGCGCCGGCGTGTCGTAGCCCTGCGCGCCGTTGATCATGCCGACGGCAACATTGAAGTTCTGCACGGTCGACAGCAGCGACGGGTTGATCGGCGGCGTCGGCGGAATGACGATCGGGCCGGGCTCGATGTCGTCATCGTCATAGATCGCCGCACTGGTCTCGGAGAGCACCAGCGTGATGCGCAGCCGATCATCGGCCCGCCATTCGCTGATCAGCCAGCTCTTGCCACGCCAGGTGATCCACTCGCCTTCCTGCACCGCAAGGCCGAAGCGACGGCTGACGGGAACCGTGGCCTTGCCGCCCATGCGGTTCTGCCGATAGCGGATGTTGAGCAGATACTGCGCAATGTCCGGATCGGTCACCTGCAGGAAATCGATGCTCGTCTGCCGGTTACGGCCATCGGCGGCGATGTCCGCGTTCACATAGACCGGCTTCAGGCTTTCCGGGTTCCACATCGATTCGATCGAGGTGAACTGGCCGGAAAGGTGATTGAAGCGCTCGAAAGCCGAAGGCCGGAACTGCACGTCCTTCGCCCGGTCGATCGGAATGTCGGCCGCGGTCAGATCCCTGACCGGGATCTGCGGCGCACCGGGAATGACGCCGGAGAGGCCGCGGCGGTTGAGCCCGTAGCCTGCCATCGCATCGTCGAACTGCTTCAGCACCTCGGTGTGATCGTCGTCGCCGCTGACGAAGAGCGAGCATTCATAGGTCTTCTTGCCGTTCGCCCGCAGCGTGTCGCAGACGTTCATCGCCACGAAATAGGTGGCGAGATCGATCTGGCCGAGGCTCTTGCCCTCGCCGATCAGCGTACGGCCCGAGATGAGCGCGCGCAGGCCCAGCTGATAGTTTAGCCGGTGCACGGCCGGGCTCTTCGTGTGCACCCAGGTCGACGGCATGTTGAGCCGCTGCGGCCCGGAGCCTCCGGCAACCGTCGAGTCCTTGCGCGGATCGTATTCGCGAAGCCCGCGCAGCACGAATTCAAGTTCCGGCCGGCCCTTCGAGCCAAAGAGCTTGTCGCTATAGATGCGCTCTACGACGACGTAGCAGATGCCGGCATTGACGCTCGTGCTTTTCCACTTGTTGCCAAGGGCCGCCGTGACGTCGACCAGCTTCTGATCGACCTGTTGGCCAGGCCTGCCATCATAGAAGCGGATGGTCAGGACCGGATCGCCAGAGCCGTTGATGAAGCCTTCGATATGATAGTTCGCGACCTCATTGCCGATGACCGGCCGGGATACGAGCGCTTTCTTCTCGCCGTAGATATAGACGTAGGGCTCCAGCCCGTCGCACCAGCCGTTCGCAAGCACGAAGACCTCGGCGTTCCATTTGTTGCCGCTGCCCCACTTGGCATAGAACGTCCGCTGCCCCTTGGTCTTGCCGACCCCGTAGAGCGTGCTAACAGACACGTCGCCGCCGAACTGGATCTCGCCCTGAACGGCAGTGTAGGTGCGCTTCTGCTGCTTCTGCCCGGTGAGCTTGCCGACGGCAAATTTCGCCCCGAAGGCGAGCGCGCCACCGATCAGGCTGGACGCGAGCGCGGACCCGCCGAACAGCGCGCCGGCGATCGCCGTGCCGATTGCAGTAAAGATTGCCATGCTGAATTACCCGAGGTGAAAGGAGGCGATGACGTCGGCGAGACCATGATCGCTCCGGCCGCGCTCGGTTTTCGTGACGAAACGGGCGCCGAGACAGACGCCGACATGCTCGGCGCCGTCGGCAAGACGCAGGATGACGAGATCGCCGAGGCGCGCTTCCGCCCCGCCCTTCGGCTCCTGCCGCAGTTCGGCCACGAAGAAGCTGACCAACGATCTGTGCCCACGCCGGCGCAGCGCGCGCTGCGCGCCGGCGAGCGTCCGATAGGTGCCGCGGTACTTCTCGGCAATCGCCGAGCCCGTCAGCGCGTCGATGAAGGCGCAGCCGAGCATGAAGCAATCGGCCGAGCCATAGGCATAGGGTTTCGCAAGCTCACGCGCGAGCGTGGCTTCGACGATGCGGAAGCGATTCATGGGGTCCTACTAGACTTCAGGTTGAGTTTCTGCTTGAGAGCAAGCGCTCACTCAGGAGAATGGAATGACTGACTCGGAATTGCGCGCCACCGCGCAGACCAACTTCTTGATGCTCCAGCGGCTGATCGTCGAAGTGGCCGCGATGAAGGGAGATGAAGGCATGGCGTGGATCGACACTTTCCGCGACAGCTTGACCTCAGAAATGAAGAAGACCGAGGAACTGCAGACGCGCCGGATCGACCGCGATCGTTCCGCGACCTCGCGGACGCTCATTGAAGGCGTGGCATACATGGCAAAACGGCAGCTGGAGCAGCAGCGATCTCAATCAGATAGTTAGCGCGAAACCTGTCCCCATTCCTCGGGGATGGTCGCATTCGTCGCCACGTGCTCCAGGCCTGTATCGGTCGGACTATTGTCGAACTGCTGTTCGGCCTGCGAGCGCTTGACGCCGGTTGAGCCTCTCGCCGAGCGTCCCGGTGGCTGCAGGTCGATCATCATCGTCAGCGTTCGCGCGGACCCGGAGACCGCGCCTTCGTTGTAGCGCACCTGGTCGATCTCGTAGATCGATGAGGCGAGAATCCCCAAAACGGCGTCCGTCTCAGGATCGCCTGCCAAGTGAGAAATGATTACGGGAGCATTCTGGTACTCATATTGCTCAATGTGAGCGATCGCGTCCTCGGGATTGCTGACCGGAATGTTCGAAAACACGATCGTCCGGGTGGTCACCGCCACGCCCACCGCGCTGACCATTTCACCCGGCTCGAGAAAGCGGTTCGGCAGATAGGTCAAGCCGTTGTAGGTGTATGGGCGGCCGCCTCGGTGATAGCCGACCGCTTTGCCAGGGAGATCGAAGCGGATCAGATCGAGGCGGGCAATCCGCCCTTTTTCGAGGGCATCCTCGACGGCGGGATCAAGCACACTCATGAGAAGAACACCTCCGTCGCAGCAAACGAGGCTTCGCGGCCGGCCCAAGACTTGGGTGCCGAGATGCTTCCGGGATCGATGGTCATGACACAGGACGGTTTTTCGAAATGCACGGTGGCCGCGGTGGTGTAGTGCTGTGTGTCCAAGCCGAACATAATCGAGAGCGTGACAACACCGCTGGCACTTGCCGTGGCGTTCTCGACGATGCGGTGAAGAGATCGGACGAGCGCCGACAACCTGAGCTCGACATAGTCTCCCGGCGATAGCTTGAAGCCGGCCGGCAGACCAGCGACCACGATGGTGCGGCTGTTCGTGATTGACTGAAGAATCGCATCGCCATTGAATGCCCCTCCCCCTGCTTTCGTGCCTGAGAGGGGCTTGCCGTTGTTGTGAGCGATCGGCCGCGGCCGAAACATGTCGTAGCCGAGGAAAGGTGCACCTCGCGAGCTCGACTTCATCACGAAGGCATCGAACAGCCCATAGAAGGCAGGCGTCATCCAGTTGGTCGCGTACTGGGCCTTCCAGAACGGAGTGCCGGCGGCCTGCTCCTCAGAACGCCGGCCCTCCATGATTGAGACGTCTGTCGGGTTGATGGGATCGAACTGGCAATCTCGCCAAGGCAAAACCGGCAGCAGGATGGGATCAGCCATACTGGTCTTCCCCGTTCATGTAGAGGTTCTCGCGTGCTGCGTTGTTCTGCCTGACGACGTTGACAGCGGCGTCCTGGCTTTCCGCCCGGATCGTTGGTCGGAACATCGGGCCTTCCTCTCCGATAACGCGAAGGATGATCTCGCGCGGGCCAGATGGTGTCGACGAGGACGCGGATTGCGCAAAGTTCACGTTGGCAGGCCGCTGAAGCCGATGGTTAGGAACAACCTCCTCCCCACCTTTGAAGCGGACGAGCTCCGGTCCCTTCTCGCCGACCCATGCTACACCAGGACGAGCGGAGCTCGTTCCGTTCGCATACCCACGCAGCCCAGCCCATGGGTCGGCCTTCGAGCCACCGCCGAAGAGCCAGCCGAGCAGCCCTCCTCCGCCGAGCCCGCCTCCAGCCCCGCTGACTTGGAACACCGCATCGAGGACATCATTCAGCAGTTTGTCGGCGATCCGATCGAGGACGCCCAGGGCCGCGTCCCCAAAGGACTCCCACACTGACTTGCCTCTCTCGATGCCGGAGAAGAAATCGTCAAAGAAGCCTCCCGTCAGCTCCCTAGCAAAATCGAGCGCGATACCCATCTGCCGGGTCTCTTCCTCGATCGAGGCCATGACCTGCGCGAGAGATGACAGCTCGCTCTTCTGGGCATCAGTGAGCGAGATACCACGCTGCTGGGCTTCATTCAGGAGCTGCGTCTCGTAGCGGAGCGCGGCTGCCGCCTGCTCCGTGAGCCCGATAGCATCACGCTCCGCCTCAAGCGCCGCGATCTGGCGCTCGGCGCCGGCCACGATGTCGGCGTACTTCTCCTGCTCGCTCTTGCCGCCGGTGCGCTTCTTTGACTTCTCGTCGACGTCGGTGAGGCCCCTGGCGAGTTCGCGTAGCTTCTCAGACGCCGCGGAGGCACCACGACTGATCGCGTCAACGACACCGCCTACGTAATCAGTGCCTTGTGCGGAGTTGTAGGCGTCTTGGGCTGCCTTCAGTGCCGCTCCGGCGGCGCCCGGGTTCGGGTTCTTCAATTGCCCAAACTCTACCGGCGGCAATATGAAATCGTTATAGTTCTTCAAAGGTTGCCCGATAGATGCCGACCAGAGAGCAAATCGATTAATCAGGTCGTTGAGGCCGTCAACTGCCTTTTGGACCATCCGTTCGATACCAGCGATCACCTTATTCGCCGTCGAGTAAACCACGTCTGACAGGGCGGATGGCAAACTCGACCAGACGGTCTTAATGGCCTCGTACCCCCCAACGAATGCTCCTATGACATCGTTGATGCCATTCTTCGCATCGGTGACAATGTCGCGTCCGAAGATTTGGGCAAGTTCGTCGCGGAAGATGTTGGCCGCCGCTATCGCAGCCGTGATTCCGGCGACGAATGCGACGGCAGGGTTCGCCAGAATGAAAGCTCCCGCGACAATACCAAGCTGAACTGTCAATCGTCCGAGCAGCGCGATCAACGAGATGATGCCGCCGACGATCGCGGGCGCATACAAAAGGGCGAGAGCGGCAGCAGCTGCGACAGCGTAGGGCGCCACGGTTTCTAGAACATCCGCCAAGGCTATCAGCGCCGATTGAGCTAGCTTTGCCCAATCAACCATCTGCAGGCCAGCGGCCGCCAGCGCGATTATGCCGATCGTGAGGAGGCTAACTGGAGAGAGCACCGACAAGAAGGCTGTACCCAATCCCTGGACTGGTCTCTCCATGGAGGAAAGGACCGCGGCCAGTTGTGTGCCCTGCTGGAGGGCAATTTGCAGCGGGCCCATTCCCATCTGCGCGCTGACAGCAATGTCTTGGAACTGAGCGGCTATATTTCCAAGATTGCCGCGCGACGATGCGCGGTTCTGATTGGCCGCCCTGTTCATCATCTCGATCTGCTTTGATGCCGATGCTGCGGCTGCCCCCTCGGCCGCATAGGCCTTTGCGGCAGCTGATGCCGCGCCGGTTGCGCCACGATTTGCGCCAGACAGACCATTTGCGGCGGCTTCCGCGCGAGCGGCGGCGCCGGTGAGCTGGTTAAGTGCGTTCGTCCCCTTCTCAACGGATGCGCTTTCGACCTGCAGCCCGAGCGTCGCAACATCTGCCATGGCTTTTCCTTTTCTAAGAACGTGCGCTATCGTCCCGCCGATTCAATCGGAGATGATCCATGCGCCTAGCAATAGGGATAGCCGCAGTCCTTGCTGCGGCCAGCGTTCAAGCTGCGGAATGCCAAAGCGGTAAGGCTACGGCACTTACACTTACTGATTGGGCCGCGACGATGAAGGAGGGATCTATCGGTCCCTACCCTTCGGTCACTATCAAATTCCGGAACGACAGCCCTAAAGAAATCCGGATGGTGAAGGCGTCTGTTTGGTTCATCGACGCGCTCGGCGAGACAATCAGCGGAGTAGAGTTAGACAAGGACATTCGGCTAAAACCGAAAGCAGAGGCCGAACAGGTGTTTGCGATGACAGGCTCGGTCGACTTCGAACGCTTGACAACTTTGGAGAAGAGAGATGCGTCGGGGCGCATCTGCGTCCAAGCGGCAGTCTACGAAGACGGCACCAAGGAAGAGTTCAAATGAACGGCCGTCTCGTCCAAACATTCGCGGTCGTGGTGATGGTGCTGCTTGCCTCGGTGGCTGTAAAACCTGCAAGAAAGGCAAGCCCTGCGGAAAGTCTTGCATTTCTAAACAAGACACCTGCCATATAGACTGATACTAGTCCTGAACAGAGGCGGCCCCGCAGCCGCCCCTCCACAGGGATTTTTCTTGCCGAGGTACCAGGCATCTCTCAGACGCGCGGCGACGGAAAGCTAAGGGCTCGCTTCCCGCGCCCTGATCGCCTCGGACTCTTTCTCAATCTCGGCACAAAACTGAACATCCATCGCTCTGAGAATTGCGATCTCTTCGCGAGTAACGATGTTGCCAGTGAGTTGGACCCAAGCCATCAGCTCAAGATTGGAGATCGGTACCGGGCCAGAGAACCCCGGTGGCTGCGCCTGGCGGAGTTCCCAAAACCATTCCCAGATGAAGGCGCCGTGGTCCGGCACCTCCGCTTCCGGGCTTTCGGTATCGAAGCTCTCGTTGCGCTCGCGCCTGGTCTCACCGTCCTTGTCTCGGACGCTGTCATAGCGGGCGACGATCCCTACGGCTTCGCAGAGCCTTTCGCCAAGCTCTTCGTAAAATTTGCGCGGTCCTCCGAGGCCGTGGCGACCTGGTCATAGATCCAGCCGGCCTCTTCGAGAACCTCGCGAGCCTTTTCGAAGGTGCATTCGGGCGTTTCGCCTTTCCAGTTGTGATCGCCCCAGTCCCAGGACGCGACGGAGGCTGCCGCCTTGTCGAGATATTCGGCCTCGACCTTGCTAGCGGTCAGCTTCTTTTTCCGGCTGGCCAGGAACTTGTCGCTGTGCTGTCGAGCGACGCGCTTTACCGCATCGCTCTCCGCGGATCGGATCATGAAACGAATACCTACGAGCTCATCGGTATCCGGGCCGGTGAGGTTGAGCTCAAAGAGGTCTTCAGAATTGACGAGTTTGGAGATGTCCAAGGGTCACCTATCGATTACGGGATTACAGCGGGATTGACGCGGATCGGCAGCTGATTGAGGCCGATCGTAAAGCGCTCGAGCTCGAAGTCGTCGGAACCGCCGCCAGGATATAGCGGGCCGGACACGACGCCGCGGCTGTAGAAAATCGTGTTCGTGAACCCCTCGCCGCCATCGTTGCGCTCGACCTTGATCGCCATGTTGTCGAGGTTCAGAGGATTGCCGAAGTTGCGCAGGATGACCTGGCCGGCGTCATCGAAAACCGATGCCACCTCAATCTGCGGATCGCCCGCATTGGCCGTGCCCTTCTGCTTCTGGGTAACCGGCTCATCGAGCGTGTTGTAGCTGTTCATGGTGCTGTCGGCGCCGAAATCACCGATGTTGCCCACCTTGCCGACCTGAACCCAGGTGAGCGCCGCATAGGCGGACTCGATCAGATCGGTATTCTGGGCGACGGCGCACACATACACCTTTGAGCCCTTCTTCGTTGCCTTGTTTGCCATGTCAGTTCTCCGGTTCGAAGGCGATGTAAGGGATGGTGACAGGGATCTGCACCCGGTCACCGTCTTGGAGCGGGCCAGCCGCCCATGGCTCGCTGCTGATCGTGATCTTCACGCCAGAGGCGAATAGGGTTTGGTTTTTAAAGTGGTCGATCACTTGATCGGCGACATCGAGAGCGCCGATGATCCCTTGCCCGACCGGCCAAACGATTGAGACCTGAAAAAGTCCGCGCTTCTGTTGCGGGTCGTTGCCCATGGTGATCTGACGTGTCTGGTTGGGCAGGAAAGCCAATCGAAGGTATTTCGGCGGCAGCGGCTGCCCTGCCGCCGGAAACACGACGTTCGGCGCGGCGACCGGCAATGCCTGTGGCATTGCAAGGAGCCGATCGGTGAGCGTCTTGAAGATGATTGCGTCGGTGCCTGCCGCCATGTATCGGTTACCTATGTCTGAACGGCCGCCCCTCACCGACGATGAAGCCTATGAACGCATTCATGCGGCTCTGCTTGCGCTGGGTCGTGAGAAAGGTACAACGGTGCGCGCGGATACGAGCCTGAAGGCTGCTCGAAAGGCGCTGACCTTGCTGCAGCTTGGGCTAGTGGCAGCTATGGAAAAGGGAAGCGACGCAAACGCCGCGGTCAAAGCCCCAGACGCGCCTTCAACTCAGCGGCCTTTCGATCAACGATAATCGGCCAGTTCTGTGCGGCGAGCCGGACAAAGCCGTCTGCCGGTTGTCCGTTTGCCCCATATTCTCGGTAGCCCGCATAGGAGGCGGTATAGCCGAAATAGAGGGTGTCGCCGATGTCAGCGCCGGCGATGACCGCTTCGATCTGCCCGAAATCAGGCGTGTAAGTGCCTCCTGCGACCGGCTTGGCGGCGCTGATTGCTGGCATGGAAGTCGAGGATGCGAGCAGTGACGCGCGCAGAAAACCGGTGTCCACCCGCATCCGGCCGCCCTGACCAACCGGCCTCTGCATCTCCTCTACGACCTCCTGCGTCGCCTCCTTGAAGATGGCTTCGACTGCACCTTCAACCTTGTCGGCCCATTGCGCCACGGCAGCGCTAAAAGAGAGCTTCGCCATCAGACGACCTCAGCACGGTACCGGCGGACCACCGCGCCGATGTGGTCCACTTTGTATTCAAGCCTGCACCTGCAGCCGGATATCTCAGATATCGGCGCCCGCGGGTCGCCCGGGAACCGTAGAAGCGCGCCAGACGGGCTCTGGAAAACCTCATCCATGCCGACGCTCTTGCCGTTCAAGACACGGTGCGTGTGTCGTACCCGGTTGTCACCGGCCGACCGCCATACCTTGGTGACGTCCTGCGCCTGGACTTTTCCCGCTTCGATCTGTTGCCGCATTGCCTCGTCGCGGGCGGAACTGAGTGCCATCATGGTTTCGGTGCGCGCCAGCATCTCGCCGCGTAGAAGAAGGTTCCTATCGCGCAGCCGCCCGATCATCTTGGTGAGCGCGTCGCCGGTGACCGGCTTGCCGGCTCTGATCGCAGCCATAACGGTCCGGTCGAAACGCTTGTCGCGCGTCTTGAGCTCGAAATACCGGTTCATCAGTTCCGGGTCGCCGGACGACAGATGAACGCGGGCGCGCTCAATGAACTCGATCTGGTACCGTGTCAGGCCGATCACGCCGCCCTCGCGGCGGCCGGTGACGCGGCTCTGCCGGCCGACGACGTCGAGCGCCGTCGATCTCGGGTTGGCGCCTCTGGCAAGCCCCTGCTCCAGCGCCTGGCGGATGCCCTGCCGCTGGTCATCGGTGATGTGTGTGACCATCGTCGACGACAGGTCACGCAAGATCGCCTCGGCTACCGGGTTGCGGACGCCGAAGCGCCAGATGACGCGGTTACCCTGCGGGTCCATGACCTTCGGCAGTTCGCCGACCGCGTTGGTGCCGCCGGCGTTGAATGCCTCCTGTAGTGCGATTTCGAGAGCGGAGAAAGCCTCCGGTTCGATTTGCATGGCTTCGACCGCGCCGGTGACGTCGCCGCGCTCCAACCGCTCGACCACGACGCGGAGGACGATGCCCGACTTGATGTCCTCGATAGCCTGCCGGAATGCCGCGGCAAGCGCCGGTTCATACTTGGCGAGGAGTTCATCAAATGTCATAGGTTATCCAATCTCCTTGCCCGGGAACCGAACCACCGTGCAGGCGTTGCCGCTCCTCATTAAAGGAGAACCGAAGCGATGAGCGAAGTCACAGCAATTCCGAGTCTCGACCTCGACCGCTATCTGGGGCGCTGGTATGAGATCGTCCGCCTGCCGCTCAAATATGAACAAGATGCCGCGACGGACATCACGGCAAACTATTCCCTTGATAACAACGGGAAGATCCGCGTCGACAACCGCTGTTTCGACAACAACAACCAGCCCAAGCAAGCGCTAGGCCAAGCAGAGCCTGCCGATGCGACGAACGCGAAGCTGAGGGTCAACTTTCTTCCGGCTGCGCTTCGCTGGTTGCCCTTCACTGACGGCGACTATTGGGTGCTCAAGATCGATCCTGAGTATCGGGTCGCACTGGTCGGAACGCCTGATCGCAAGTTTCTTTGGGTGATCGCGCGCGCGAGTGCAATCCCGGAAAGTACCCTGGAAGACTACCTAGCTGAAGCTCGACGGCAGGGATTTGACTTGAAGAGCCTTATCAGGCCGCGCCACACCGGGCGGCAGGTGAGCGATGCTATGCTTGAGAAACAATGACGCTCATACGGCAACCCTTCCTTGGATGATGAAGATGACGTTGGTGATGCGGCCACGTGTCGGCGGCGATGAGTGATATTCGACGCGTTATCGCGAGGGCTCGATCGCGGCGCGAAAGGCCAGGGCAAGCTTGAGCACTTACGCACTCAGCAACTGATCGAAGTTCATCTGGGGAATCCGATATGAACCGAAACGGCCTTTATCTCGTCATCGCCGTGCTTGCCGTCATCACTGTCGGACTGGGCATCTACGTCTACCGTGAGGAGACTAGATCCGGTGTCGAGATCAAGATTGGCGAGGACGGGCTTACGGTTCAGGAAAACTAGGCTGCGACCCTTCCCTGCACGATGAAGACGACCGGCGTGATGCCGTCGTATTTGTTCGGGTCGCCGTTGATGATTGCGTAATCGGCGCCGTTGGCAGTTACGACATCGCCGACGGTCGGCTCGATCGACAGCCCAACAGATGAAACGTAAATCTGCATATCTCCGGTCTTGATGACCGTGCCATCGATGTAGCGGGCCTCGTAGGCCATCGGCACCAGGGTGGCCGGATATGTGGTAACGACAGGCTCGCCGCCGTAGATCGGGTCAGTAGGAGTCTCGCGCTTCACCGCGCCGGCCTGGCCATACTTAGCGATCAGGCGCTGCGCCGTCGCCTGCAGGCGTACATAGATCGGGTTCGCCATCCTCCTCCCTTCCTTTTCGAGAGCTCAGCCTTATTTACGCCTTCATTGCCGCAAGGCTTTTTGATCAAAGATCTGAGGCACATGTCCGCCACAATCAGCATCCTCGTGACCATCCTCTTCGTCGTGGTTGTGCTCTATCTCGTGCAGAAGCTTCCAATCGACCCTACGATGAAGCAGAGGGCTCAATTCGTTATTTTGATCGCCGGAATGGTCTCGTTGCTCGGCTCACTGGGCGTATTCTGATCGGCACAGCTACACCACCAACGCACCCGGCCAGACTGGGGTCAGGAACGGCCAGAGCAGCCCCTCGATCGTGGTGACGACAGGCGTCGCGAGCGCGACAAGATCGTCGATATCAGTTGAGGAAGCGGTTGAATACTCGACCTCAAGCTGTCCAATCTTCTCGCGTTTCACCGTAGACGTGCCAGTGACGACCGGCGAAAGGCTGCCCGGATTCGTCAGCTCGAGGAATGCCGCCTCGTAAGAGGCGTTGATGATCGCCACCGGGATTTCGTCCGAGGGGATCGCCTCGCCGTAATAGGTCGTGGCGCCGGTGCGCGGCCATGCCCGCTCTTGGGCATACCCGCCGGTGCGCCGGCCGCTGAACTTCGGCTCATACCGATCGATCACCAGAGAACCGCGCTGACGTGCGGCGGTTTTCTGGGCATCGGTCGTGCCATCGGGAAAGACATAGCCGGCTTCGGTTGCGTACGTCGTGAAGCCGTCGTTCGTGCCGTATCCAGCCATGTCGATCTCCGATGCAAGTGTGGCCCGGCAGCGAACCGCCGGGCTGGATATCAGGGCTGCGTTGCAAGCTCTTCCAGAGCAGCGACGATCTCGTCTTTCGTGCCCGGCGTCTTATCGCCGAGCAGCTTCTTGGCGGCCGACTTGAACGACATGAACTGGACGTTCTGGTCTTTCGCTATTTCGAGCACTTCGAGTGCCGTTTTCGGGCTGTCGCCATCCTGGCTGGCGGCAGCCTTGGAGACGCCTTCGATCTTGAGGAAGCGAAGGCGCTTGGCCTTCTCGAGATCGACGCCTTCAAGATCGACGTCTCGGGTCTCTCCCGGTTGGATGTAGACCGCCCGCCCCTTAGAGCGGACGCCCTGCAGCGCCTTGCTGTTGTTGGTGATCTTCATGGCTGATCCTCCGGTTACGGTGCGGTGATTTCGTCGCCGTATGCGGCAGCACCCGGCAGACGCCATTCGGTACCGCCGGTACGGGCGATGATGCCGGTCTCGAAGCCCATGATGGACTTCTGGCGCGGCTGGAGGACACGGCGCGGCATCGGGAGGTGGAAGCGGAGAACTTCCGAATCCCGGCGATACACGACCATGCGGCCGCCGCCGTCCTGGGAGGCATTCGCGAGCTCGCGCAGCGGCTGGATGTCGAGCTGCTGGCCGGTTTCCGCCGTATAGACGTTGTTGCGGCGGATGTACTCCAGGAGGGTCAGCAGGCCGTCGCCCTCGCCGAGACGGCGGGTGGCGATAAGGCGGAACGCTTCCGGCGGCAGCCGCAGCGTGTCGACCCACTCGACCTCCGACGTGTTCTCCCGAACGCTGGAGATCAGATCGTTAATATCCCGGAGGATCTGGTCGTTGGACTTCGCCGACCAGAAGGTCGAAGAGCCCGTGCCATCCGCGGCGACGTCGACACGCGAGACCTGCGGGTCGTTGACGAAGCCGGTCCAGTTCTTCTCGGTCGTGCCGACCATGGCAACCGAGTTGAGGAGGCGCTCGACCTTGTCGGAAGCCGACATGGCCTTGGTGCCGTTCAGGTCGATGCCGTAAAGGGCAGCCTGATTGACCTCCTCGAGGTTCCACTCCCAGCCGGAGCCGATCATCGCGAAGTCATGGCTGGCCATGTCCTTCGTGGCCTGGTTGAAGGGCATGTCGGTACCGGCGCCGGAGAGGAACTTCGCCTCGCCTGCGGTATCGACGGTGAAGAACGTCGTGCCGATCGCCCAGGCGTTGCCTTCCGTCACGACGGGCACGTGAGCGCCGTAGTTGAAGGTTGGATAGCGCCGCTGGTAGATGCGGGTCTCGATGTTGCGCCCCTGCGCGATGACGAAGGGGAACGCGGCCTGCGCATCAGCGAAGGCCTGACGGATGATCTGGTTCATGGTTCAGGTCCTTTTCCTGATCAGGCTGCTGGGGCCGAAGCGCGCAGACGAAGCGCGATTTCGACGATCGCGCCATTCGCGCCGGACGTGTCGAAAACTGCATCGGGAATGGGGCCGACGATGTCCGTACCCGCGGCGTTGACGTAGCGATGGGTCAGCGTGTTGTAGAAAACAGCATCGCCCTGCGCGACGGCGCCGCCGGCGGTGACGTACATTGTGCCCATCGTCATGAATGCGCCGGTGAAGTGCCGGGGGTAAGAGTCTGGGACGAGCACATCCGCGGGAACCGCCGGATTCAGCACAGCGATGCCAATGAATTCGCCACCGGCCGCAAAGGGCACAACCCCGTGATCAGCTCCCCCGCGCTGAACCGGCTGGCCGAAGCGCACGCCGCCCAGGTTCTCGACCGTGCGGCTGATCTTGTTGCACTTCTCCTCGGAAGCGATCTGACCATGCAGGCCCTTCGGAGGAGCGTTCGTGTAGGTGGTCTGGTAAGTCGCCATCTTAGCGTCTCCTCTTAGTTGGCCGTGGCAGAGGTCTTGCCGGCCTTCATGTCGGCGACCATCTGCGAATAGGCGTCAGTCACGACCTTGTCGGCGTCGTTGACCTGCGAAAGGCCCTGCTGCACGACCGTGCGGAAGGGGTCGGCGCCGTTCTTGCTGGCATCCTCGACGAGCATGTCGAAGCGGGCGTCTACATAGGCTTCCGACTTGTCGGCGATCGCTGCATCGCCGAGCTTGGCGACAACGACAGCCTTGCGGATGGCCGCATCGGCGAGGCCTTCGGTCTTCACGTCCTTGGCGATCGTGTGCGCCTTGGTGATGAGATCGGCGCGGGCCTGGACGCGCTTGTCGAGATCGGCGTCGGAAAGGATCTTGCCTTTCAGCGCATCGATCTCGGCATCCTTCTTCGCGAGTTCGGCATCCTTGGCGGCCAGAGCCGTCTGATGTGCCTTCTCCGCGTCGGCGAACTTGGTGTTGGCGTCGGCAAGGCGCTGCTGGAGCGTGCCGATCACCGTGGCACCCTGGTCGGTTACTTCAACCGGGATGCCATCGACGGTAACCGTCTTCAGGGTCATGATCTTGTCCTCTTTCGGTTTCTGATCACTGGTGAACGGGGCAGCGCCCCACGACCTCACACCGTCGCCGATGCGAGCTTCTGATCCGGCGCGACCGCGCTGCACGATGGCGACGTGGTTGATCCGGATATCTTTCTGGATGGCGTCGTATTTCTCGCCGGCTGGCGTGGTCCCCGGCTCCCATGCGAGATCGCAGGTGTAGCCGGCGGAGAGCTCGCGCTTGCCGCCTTCGATGTCGCCGATGGTGGCGCCGTCCATGACGATAAGCGGGACGCGGACGAATTCGCCGTCGCGGGCCACCTCGTCGCCGATCTGGCCGACCGAAAGGGTCTTCCAGTTGTCGGCCGTCACCGCGTCGTCCGGATGGTCGTTCGTCACCGGCTTGTGCGCATAGCTGCCGAGGCTGGCCTTGTCGAAGACCTGATCCTCAGGCCGATACACCTTCACGACGTGCATTTCCGGATTCCCGACCTCGTGGCCGGCATAAAGCTGAATGCCGGCGCGCGCGGTGCGCACGTCAGCAACAAGGTAGCCGTCGGCGGTCCGTCGCGTGCCCGCGATCGGTGCAGTGTCGGTGAATTTCATTGAGGTCCCCCAAGCCAGATTGCAACCAGACAGAGAGTCCGGTTATGTGCCGACGGAAAGCGCAAATTTGATTCTAGGATAACGAGATGGCTGATAAGATTGGGGATCGAGTGAAGGGGCACTGCCCGTCTTGTGGCCCAGACCGTTGGGCGACAATCAAGGGGAGCCATAGCCGGTATCAGTCAGAAGACAACGTCTGGTACAACGTGAACCATCGAATTCTCGAATGCCCAGCGTGCGATGAAATTTACCATCAGACCGAAAGCACGTTCTCGGAGGATTTTGATATCACCCAGAATCAAGTCACTGGTGAAGCAGAATGGGTTTTCCAATCGCGCTATGAGCATTGGCCCCCGCCGGCGAAACGAAAGCGTCCAGATTGGCTTTCGAGACTGCCGACTATCGACACAGAACTCTATAGATTATTGGACGAAGTTTACACAGCGCTGGAGACTCAGCTTTCTGTGCTCGCCGCGGTTGGAATTCGCACAACCTTCGACCGCGGCTCGGAGCTGCTTGGAATTGATCCAGCCAAAACCTTCAGAGAAAAGTTGGATGATCTTCAAGATCAAGGCTTCATTGGCGACACGGAGAGAGATTCGCTTCAACTGATGACTGAGGCAGGAAACGCATCGGCCCACCGTGGCTGGCGCCCCACCGACGAGCAGCTTGATACGATGCTACAACTGATAGAGTCATTCGTGCATAGAAACTTTATGCTGCGTCACGACATATCGGTTCTTCGCAACGCTATTCCTGCAAGACCGCAAAGGCGACCCTAGTAACCTAAATCCCCTGTGAGGCGGGCATTGCGGCAGCTACTTCTTCTGCCGACTCATGCTCAGCAAGCCTTCCGTACTCCTCGATCGCAGCATCGAGACCGGGGAGCGAGCCATCCTCTACCAGCGTGTTGACCAGCGCGTCAGAAACGGCGTCACGCGGGATGATCTCCTGCCCTGGCGTCGTGCCTACCAACTGCCGGGCTGCATCGGCCTTCGTCTTGAAGACGTCAGCCTTCTCCTTTTCCGACATGCCCCAGAGCGGTGCCCACTCGTAATAGATGTCAGGGTCGCGCGAGCCGAGAGCGCTCCGGATCAGGCATTCGTCGAGGCGCGCCATTGCCGGCGTCATCTCGACGGTCTGCATTGCCTGCAGGCGGTCGTAATAGTTGCGCAGGTCGCTTTCGCCGGTGGCGTTCATGCCGGCCGGCGACTGGCCGAGTAGCCGGGTAGCCGGGATGTCCGCGGCACCCGACACGATCTGCAGGAACGACATGAGGACTTCCGGCAGCGTGGCGAAGCTCGCCGTCTTCTGCTCGTACTCCTCTTCCTTGTCGAGCAACAGGTCGCCGTTGATACCCTTGGCCGTGGCCGCAAGGGTGTAGCGCTCGAGGATCTTCGCCCGGTACTCCGCGTTGCCAAGGTTCTGCATGAAATCCGGAATGCGGATCACGTTCACCTTGGCCTCGAAAACCAGGCTGGCGATGTTCGCTGCGGTACCGTCCGCCTGCTTGATCGCATCGACGACCGACAGAAGCACGCTGTCGCCCCAACCGGCATAGGTCGTGGTTACGATGTCCTCGTCCGGCTGCTGACTGCCGTTGAAGATGACGAGGCGCGACGGGTGGATCAGGACTTGGACGCCGTCGGCCGAGTTCAGCTGGTAGACTTTCGGCTTTCCGTACCACTCGGAAGCCGGGTCTCGATCGATCTCGCCCGCCGTGAGATGGCGACGGGTCATGACCGTGAGATATTTCAGGCCGCCCTTCCCGATGCGCTCGACGTCGAGCGACGCGGTCAGATCCTGGTCGCCGGTACCGATTACCAACGCTGCGCCGCCCCAGAGGCGCGCCTTGATGCGGGTTTCGAGCAGCTTGCCCATTAGGTTCAGCCGCTTCTCTTCCGCTTCGATCGCCTCGATCTGAGGCTTCTTCGCCTGCCAGTCGCGCCAGGCGCGGATGCTGTCGAAGGCCGGAATGTCGACGATCTTCCGCGGCAGCCACGCACCGCGGTACGCGTTGAGCAGCTCCTCGTCGGTGAGGATCGGCATCGAATACACGTTGGCCGCCGCCTTGTCCCGGCTGGTACCGAGGCTGGCTACCATGTTTGTCAGGCTGTCGCGGACGAGCGCGAAGATATTGGCCATGTCCGCTCCTAAACGTTCGCCAGCGTGTACGTGGATCCGGTGATGTGCACGTTATCGGCCGCTATGACCGCATCAGCGAGGTTGTGCGACTTCACGCCGAGGTCTTTTTTGAGCTTGGCCTTCGGCACCACACGCTTCTTGCCCTCGGTCTCTACCCACCACGGTACGCAAAGCTCGGTGAACAGCGCATCGAGCTTTGCCCTGCCGATCTCAGAGGCGAATGACAGGATGTCTTCCGGCTTTATGGGCTGGCCTCGCGTCACTGCATTGAAGGTGAGCATCGCGCGGCGCGCCGTATTGGCCCACGCCTGCGCCTTTAGGTTCAGATACTCATCTTTGTTGAGCGGGCTGTTCTTGTTGAAGGGGTCGCTCGGTTTGTCGCCATCCATCACGGCGCCCCCGGCATGGAATGCGTAGTGCTTTACCTTCGCGCCCTCGACCTTGTTCTGCTCATCGATGTAGCCACCGACGAACGCGCCAACGCCAATTGTGTCGTATGACACCGTGGCTCCGGCATGCTTGGCCTTCGCCCAGACCTTCTTGGCGTTCTGGACCAACTCATCTTTCCCAGATGACCAGTCCTCGGCGTCAACGAAGACGCCATGGATCTTATCCGCGGTCGCGCTCTTGTCCTCGCCGTCATCGGCAGGGTCAAAGCCGATGATATTGCGGCCGGTGAGGTTGACCTTCAGGACCTTGTGAGCGTCAACGCAGGCGTCCAGCCAGCGGCGCTTGAAGATCGAAAGCTCGCTGTCGCCGAGAGGCACGCCGCCATAGACGTGCTCGAACATCTCCGGGTCGCGTTCCTGCATCGCCGCGATATCGCGCAGCGCCTTGGCCGACAGGAACGGGTTTTCGGTGTAGTTGATCCGTCTGACGATGCAGTGCGGCGGCGTGTTGACGACGAAGTTCTTCCAGACGTAGTCGGTCACGAGCTTCGGGTTGAAGAGCAGGATCGCCAGGCTGTCTTCCTTGCGGATGGTCGGCCCGATGACCGTCCATTGCTCCTCTGTCAGCTTCTCGGCTTCCTCCACCCATAGAACATCGACATCGGACGTGCCCTTGATGTCCTCAAGGTTTCGTTCGATGCCGTAAAAGATGAACTCCGATCCCGACGCCTTATGGATGATCGTCGTCTTCTGGACGTCGTACCTGGCGCTGAGGCCCAGATGAGCGATCGCCCATTTCAGTTCGGTGTAGACCGAATCCTGAATTCGGTTCTGGAAACGCCGGATGCACAGCACGCGCATCTTTACCGGGAGATGGTCGACCAGCCGAATAAGCTGACAAGCGGTGTCTCTCGTCTTCGAACTGGACCGGCCGCCATGCAGAACGGCGATGTCCGCTTCCCCTAGAAAGACCTGCTCCCAGAAATCGTAGAGCGCTGGGTTGGTAACCGGGCCACGCGCGATCAGCCCTTTTTCTCGTCCCTCAGCACCTCGCGCCATGTCCGGGTTTCCGTCTGGATCGGGCCGCCATCCTTTCCGGTGACCTCATTCTTTTCGATCACGAAGCCCATCAGCTTCGCCAAATCCATCAGAGCCGCGCGTTTGTCGTGCATCTTGATCTTCACGCCGTTCTGCGTGAGCGAGACCTCTGACACTGCGGCGGCCGCCTCGTCGCTGATCTGGTCACTAGGGACAAGCTCGACGGGGTAGATGCCAAGGCCGTTCGGGTTAGCATTCTCAGATTCTGTGTCGACCGGGCTTCGGCCCCATCGCACCGCCTCCCGGATATCAAGGAAGGCGATCTTTGCCAGTTCGGCGGCGACCCGCTCTTTCGTGATGGCGAGCTTCTCGATGACACGCTCATTGGCCTTGCGGTCGTTCTCTTCAGCCTGCTTTAGGATTTCGGCCACGCGATTTGAAATGCTTTCCTTCTGCTTTAGAACGGATGCATTTCCCCGGTTAGGCTTAAACCCCGCAAGCTGATATGCCTCGTCGGCCGTCTTACCTTTGGCGAGTTCCTGCGCGAACTTCTCGTGCCGTGCGTTCTTTAGGACGGGCATCGGTTAACCTTGGGGATCAAACATGGAAGACAAAGACAAACGATCAGATCTGCACCGGGCTAAACTCGGGATGGCTATGGTATCTGCTTGCTTGGTGCAGACGCTGAATGAGACCGACCCGACGTTTCAGAATCGGTTCCTGAAGCGCATGGAAGCCGCCTATCGCGAACTGAAAGACAACACGGGCGGAGATGTTAAGGAGCAGTTGGAGGCTCTTTCGTGGACGATGGAGTTACTGACGGGATGGGACCCCATCGGTGGGCGTCAGGAACCCTTCCTTGCCGACTATGAGCCATGACTTTGATGGTGTCGCAATTTTCAGGCCTGATCAGGCTCGCGCTTAAAGAACAGCACCCAATGGTAGGTGTTGCGCGGGACCGCCTGAACGAGGGCATATCCCTCTGCCGCCTTCTCGTTGATGAAGTCTTGCATGCTCTTGAGGCGGCCTGGGCCGGTATCGAAGGGCTCGACGAGGTATTCAGGCATCTCATCTCCTCAAAGGGAAAGCCCCCGCTACCTGTCACGGCGGCGGGGCTGGGAAAGTCAGGACGGGCCGGGCTTGATACCAGCTGCTAGCGGCCGAACGCATCTAGCATCGACGCATCGCGTTCGATCAGGCTGGCGGTGATCGCCTGCGTGTCCTTCCACGCCGCCGTCCTGATCTGCTCGGGAAGACCGGTTAGTAGCAGCATCCCAGTAGCGGATGCCGTGATCCCTCGCCTTCCCGATCTCGTGAGGCAATGCCTCGAATTCCTCACATTCAAAACTGCTAATGATGCATGGACAAAGCCGGCATCGCCTTCCTCGTGCTCATCTGCATCCTCGCCGCTCTCGTGGTGAGCATCTTGGGGTTTGTCCCAGAAGAGGTGCCACCCGATGTACCGGAAGTGATCCCTCAGACGCCCCCAAAATGAACCAGCTTTCCGGGAAGCATGGATCAATCTACTTTGACGATTATTATTTATTCCTAATTAACTGATCTTCTTAGCCATTCTTCAAATCGTCGCGGCGTATAACCAGTGTCATCTGAGGGGAAAAACTCGGACAAGCCATTTTTAACGCCGGAGAAAACTACATGAAGAAGCTTTTTTCGAAGTTGGCCCGTGATGAGTCGGGTGCAACCGCAATCGAATACGGTCTTATTGCAGCCCTCGTTTCCGTTGGCCTTATCATCGGCGCGCAGAGCCTCGGCACTTCGTTGAACAACACGTTCACCAATATTGGTACCACGCTGGATAACAACCAGCCTCCGGCCGGCGGCGGTGGTGGCGGTGAGGGCTAACCGCTTCTTAACCTGAAGGATGTAGTCCTTTAGGCGAACCTGCTCGCTTCACGAGCTCGTTCAGCACCAACTAGAAACCGGTCACTGCAAACGCGGCGACCGGTCTTTTCTTTTGTGGGTGTGCCTGTGACCATCTGACGACCCGATATCGCCGGCTTAAGGCGGCCATCCGTTTTCAGGGCGGCACGAAAGATGGTTGCGGCGGCAAGATTCGAACTTGCGACCTCCAGCTTATGAGGCTGGCGAGCTACCGGGCTGCTCTACGCCGACATGAAATGGTGCCGGGCCACCCTCCCGGTTGGCCGCTGGGCCTTGGCGGCGTCACCCTCAGGTGGCCAAGGCTCCTCATAGGTCGGGGCGCAGCGGCTTCCCCTCGTATTGGTTATCTGGCGGCTCTCTTCATCCGCTCTCTGGCCTTCAACTCGTCTTTCATCCGCTCCATCTCTTCCGGGGAAGGATGTGTGCCGAGGAAATCGGCGGCCGGGACGTGCCGGCCGGTCGAGAGCTTGTACAGAAACACGCCAGCCTTGCGCTGGTGGCGAGAGAGTCCAATCACAGTGCCGAAATTCGATCGGGCGTCGCCCTTCTGGCGGTGCTGAAATTCGCCGAGCTTCCGCACATCCTTGATGCCGAACCCCGCCTTGTCCCTGACTGCGGCATCAGCCTCAAACAGGCCCATCATCGCGTTGGTCTTGGCGAAGGCGCCGAAATGTCGTTTGGCGGCCTCGTCATAGGCCATTGCCGCTTCAACTTCCGCGTCAAACAGGCCGACCACCAAGGGTTCACCGCTTACGGTGATGTGTGCCGCCCAGCGGCCGGAACTGGTCAGCGTGACGCCCTTGAACTTGGATGTCGTCTCACCAATCCGCTTGAACGAGTTCTGCGCATTCTCGGTAGCAGATGCCGGCCGAAGATTGCGCTTCCGGCAATCAAGGCCGTTTCCGTTCTCATGGTCGACGCGCTGGCCGGGCTCAACGCGAAGGATGAACGCATGGAGGCTGCTATGATGCTTCGGCAAGGTGGCGAGCGATGTCGCCCTGACATAGAACGTTCTGCCAGATGGCGCAGCGCACCACTTTCGGCTGGCGACGCGCTCCAGGTCATCAACGTCGACGAGGGCGAAGAGCCGCTTCCGGCCGGCAGATTTCTGCAACGGGATATATGCGGTATCGCCCTTTACGAAAGCCATTCAGGCACAAGCCTCCACGCGGTGTAATTCACATCCGCTTAAGGGCGACACCTCTTGGACGACTATAGAAGCCCCAAAGGAACAGGCGTCAAACAAATCACTTGACACTGGAATCTAAGCAATTTTCTCGGCGTACTCAACCGGAATTTCCACAGAAACGAGCCCTTCCAGAGTTTCCACAACTGTTTTCAATGTCTTTCGGCCCGTTGCGTCAAGAACGCGGGCAACCATGCCGCCGAGGAGTTGATGATCACCGGTTATTCGAACCAGAGACTTGCACGGGAACATGTCGCGCAACTGCTTCTTTGTCACGTTTCCGTTGGCAACCGCTTCCTGCCGCTCCCTCATACGCTTAGCGCGATGGACGCGCTCGATGCTTTCTTCCTCTTCGTCACGCAAGGACTGAATCAGGTCATCTGCAATCTGCATCGGCCTACCGGCAATCCCAAGAATCGCTCCGACGCCATAGACTTGAGACAGATCGAAGAAGCTCCTCGGGCGGTTCACAAAAGCGTAGCCGACCAGCATGGGGGTGCGTTTCTCCAGCGTCTTCTTCGTTCTATGGTGCTTGTAGACGATCTGTGTCGACGGCATGAACACCTCGAAGCCCGCGTCCCTCAGGCTGCGCTCGATGATGAACTCGCCCTTGCGTTCTTCCGTCTCCCCTACCCGTGGCGATGCCTTGCGCTGGGTGCCGGGCCGGGCCTTGATCGCGTACCATTCGGTTCTCAGCATTTAAAATCCCTCGATTGCTATGCTCTGGCTTTGTGGTTTCGGCAGTAGCGGCCCGTCGTTTCGCCGCACAGAAGAGGTACGGGCCACCGGTGTTGAGAGGCCAGCAGCATTCGCCGGCCGTCAGTTCGTGGAGAAGCTTTGCGTGTGTGAGCCGCTCGGCGTCGTAGGCCGTGGCCGGGATTTCCGGTTCCGCCTTGAGGTCCGGTGCTTGCTCGCGCGGCCGACGTCTCGGCTCGCGCCTCGGTGCAGGCTTCCGCTTCTGGCGCGGTGGAAACCGGTCACGGTTGCGATAGGCGAGGCCGACGATGACGTTTCGGGAGACGCCAAATCTGCTCGCGATCTGCGAAGCCGATAGGCCGTCTTTCCAGAGCTTGGCCGATGCCTCGATGTCGACGGTGCGGTGCTGGATGGTCATGCTGCCCGCTCCTCTTCTGCCGGCTCCGCCGCTTCGATTTCGGCCTTTACCTTGCCGCGGTATGCCATCTGCTCGGCGGTGACCTGGCTGGCATCCGGGAGCGCCAGCATGCGGGCGAGCTCGTCGGCGCGCTCCGGCGATACCGGAGGGGGCTGGACGTTCAGCTTTGTCTGAATCCTGCTGCGGTTCACGCGGACGGCGATCGGCGACCAGATTTCGTCGATAGCCCATAGGTGGACGGAGCCGGCCGGCAGTTCCCGCGATTTGGCAAGCTGGGCGAATTCCAGATGGTCGACACCCTCGGCGACCCGGACGAAGCCCTTCTCCGCCAGCGCGATGGCGCGCTCACGCTGGGTGACGCGCAGGTCCATCAGTCCATGAGAGCTGGGAAGCGTCCTGCTGACGGAGTCTTCAATCGCTCTCAGCGTTTCCTGCTTGCGGATCCGATCCTCACGGATGAGACGGCACTCGGCGTTGGCCATGGCCGCAAGCTCCGCCGGCAGGGGGATGAAAGCCTTGTTGATGTTTTCGTATTCGCCGCGCTTCAGCTGTACGTATGCCCGGCGCAGCCCATGGACCGGCACGTTGCGGAGGGAAAGGCGGTATTCTTCGACCGGGTTCGCAGCAGTGATCGTTTCGGAGATGCGCATGCCGCCGCTCATGAGGCCTTCGATGCACTGGCCGATTTCGTCGGCGCCGGCCGGGGCAAGCTGCTCAGTGAGAGCGGAAATCTCCTGCTGCAAGGTCGACAGTTTGGCCGGTAAATTGTTCATCTGGTTCACCGTAGAGTTCTCGTTTCAGCCTTGCGTGGATGTCGTGGTGGCGTTGCATGGAAGGGCTTTGAGGCCGGGGCGGCGATTGCGATTGCTGCAACGGCCGGTCGTCGTATTTTCCTTCGAGGATCGAGACGAAGCTCTTCGGCTGGCAGAGGAAGTCGAGATCGGCACGCCATCCCCGGTCGTTTTCGCCACGGCAGAACCGGCTGCGGCCGATCCGCTCGATGGCATCGAGGACGGCAGGGAGACCGTGTTCCTCGATCCGCAGCAGCAACGAGCGGCGGCGAGATTGGGTGACCGCCCTTGGCACCGAGAGGCCGGACCGACGGGCCATGTCCGAAAACGCGGTGACGACCTGGTCGACCGCCGTGGGGGAAGAGCCCCCTTTAGGGGGCGAAGGGGGTATAGGATTGGAGGGGTTAGGAAGGGGGGTGTGGGGGGAAACCTCCGGGGAGGAAAGGGCCCCCACGTCCACCTGACTTCCACCTGTTTCCACCGGACTTCCACCGGACATAGCGGAATTCCGCTGTTTCCGCTTACGCTCGCGGTCCCACTCGCGCCTCTTCTCAGCAGCGAGATCGGAGGTTGGCGCCATTTCTCGCTCCATCTCCGCGACGGCAGCAACGATGGCCTCCGGGTCCATGCCAGCGGCAAGCATGTGCTTCAGGGCGGTGGCAATTACACTCATGCCGCTAGCCCCTCCTCGCATTCCTCGATAAAGTCGCGCTCAAGCGGCAGATTGATGCCCAAACATTCGCGATCGCGCTTTTTGTCCAGGGGACGGGAACGTTCAGACGTCGGCGACGTTTGATGCGCTTCCAACCCACTTAGGAGAAGCACTTGCGCGCGTTTAATCTCATCACACTCTTTCTCATCATCGTCGGCGGACTGAACTGGCTTTTGGTAGGACTCTTCGAGTTCGACCTCGTGGCGGCTCTGTTCGGCGGCCAGGATGCTGCCGTTTCCAGGATCGTTTACGTTCTGGTCGGCGCGTCCGCGGTATGGCAGTTGATGCCGTTCATCAGAGCCATGTCCGTTGGGGAGACAGCGGCGGAAGCCAATATTGGCCATCATCACCGCTGACCCGGTTCCTCGCACAATCATAGCCGCCGGCGCTTGCTCGCCGGCGGCCTGCTTTCCAGAAGTCCTGCGGCCCGCCGTCACAACCGTTGGGCACGACGAATGCATCGGGGCCTGCCTGAGCAACTCATTCACGCCGCCATCCCCTCTTCGCATACCTGGATAATGACGACGCACTCGGCCGGAAGATCGCTGTCCCAGCACATGGTCAAGCGTTCGCAGAGGTTGTCGTTCTTGATGACGCCGTAGTGCTGCAGGCAGTCGAGGATTGCCTTTGAGCGATTGTCGATGTCCTGCCGCATGTTCTGACGGCGCAGGGCGACGTGCAGCGCGAAAGGCTGATCGATCGCCTGCTTCGGGGCCTTGATGAAATAGCCGGCATCGTTCCTCCACTTCTTGTACGTGGGGGACAGGCGACGCGTCTTACCCCAGCCGTCGTAGAGATCCCAGCCGCTCGGCGGATATGGCAGGTGAAGCTTGATCATGCCGCGCCCCCGGTCAGGAATGACAAAGGTCGAACGCGCAACCCCTTGAATCCACAAGCCAAAGGCAACAAATCAGCAGCGGGCGCTGGTCCGCAGCGCCTTCCTTGTTGAACACCGTTGTATTCAGTGAGGCTGAAATGAACTCGAAGATGTTTGCTCGACCGGTTTACCTGAAGGAGAAAAAGGACCTGATCAGAGAGATTACGAGCCTGTATGATGCTATCGAGTTTCTTGAGGAGTGGCCGGAGCGCGACCGCGACATCGTGCACGACGCCACCCTGAAGACTTGCTACATGGCCCACGACGGCCACAAGCCCATCCAGGTTGCGCGGGATGCCATCCGATCCTTCGGAAAGAAAAAGGGCATCCTCGTCAAAGCACCTGCAGTTCTTCCTTGGATGATCAAAGCGAACTCCGGCAGCGGACGCGTGTCTGCCTAAGATACCGGTCGACGATGAGAGGCTGCGGTTGCGGCCTCTCTGTTCCCAGCCCTGCTGGTATGGGAGGTGGAGTTTGATCATGCTGCCACCTCATTGAACTTGGTGACCTCGTTGCCGAACGCATGCCAGCCGGGGCGGCTCTCTCGAGCAAACACGTCGGCGCGCCGCGCGTGCGGCATCACGCGGTCGCATAGGTCATAGAATTCGTCTGGCTTGCGGCTGTGCTCGCGGGCGATGCCGTCGAATATGGTCGGTGGAGCAAACGCCTGCTTTGGATTCCCCAGCGTTGCCACGATGACGATTTCACCGGTGGTGCGGACGCGGTACCCAGGGCCCATGCGGACTTTGCCGCTCCGCGTCGTCTTGCGCCACACGAGATAGGACTTGTACTGAAAGCCCCATCTCCGGACGGCTTCAAGGGCACGGTCGAGGCGTGGCGCTGTAGACCATGCCAGCAACAGTGAATTCATGGAGGCGAGCTGACCGACCGGCAAGGAGTAGATCTCCTCATCGGTCATCGTGTCGTAGTGCGCGTGTTGAGACTTCCCCAATCCCTTTTCGGAATAGGCTTCGTGATCCCACGGGCAATCGATGACGATCATCTCGTAGTGGAGCGGGAGAAGCGGGTCGAAGAACCAATCAGTCATGCTTCACCTCCCGAACGCTGGAACAAACGCTGCCCAGTATCGGTTGCGCGAGCAAAGAGGAGGCCAGAATGCCTAAGACGCCTATCCCGACGCCCAATGACCCTGAATTCCCGCCAGACATGCCGCCGGATGTGCCGCCAGATCTGCCGGAGCCACCGATCGAAGAGCCAGAGCCCGACGTAGGCCCGGACGAGGCACCACCGGACATCGATCCGGTGCCCGGCAAGGAGGTCCCGCGGAGAATGAGCAAGTGAGGTCATGCCGCGCTCCCTGCCTGATCTCTGCGATCAAGCGCCTTCAGGTACGCGCCGCGGATCTCTTCGAACCGAGCGATGTCGTATTCCTTGGTCTCGATCTCCATTTCTGGACGAGGCCTCTTCGAACGGCGGCCGTGGTCAGCCAGCGAGGTCTGGGCACTGGAAATGCGGCGGTCGAGCCATGCGATCATTTCGGCGGGGTCGCTCATGCGGCCTCCTTAACCGTTAAGGAAGGAGAGCAAGGTATAAGGGAGCACCAAGCGAGAGGGAGGATCGAATGCCGTTCATAGTTGGCCAGATTTACAACCGCGTCGCGGATATCCACGGCGTCTACAACGGACAACAGCGCAGCGGCATCATCACTCCCGCCAACACCCCCGTCATTTTCATCATAAGCGGGGAGGAAGGACGCCAGCATGGTTACGCCGATCGATGGAGAGACGACGGCGTTTTCGAATATTTTGGCCAGGGCCAGGTAGGTCCGATGGAAATGAAGTCGGGGAACCGAGCGATCGTTGAATCTTGGAAAAACGGCGAAGCTATCCACCTGTTCACGTCGGTGCCCGGCGGGCTTCGCTATGACGGTGAAATGGTTTACGAGCGTCACCATTACGAGCGCGCGCCAGATCGCAATGACGAGATGCGAGATGCAATCGTTTTCGAATTGCGCCGCGTAGTAGACGTCGTCGTCAATATCGAACACGTGGAACCGGTTCTGCCGAATGCCGAAGTAGATATTGAAGAGCTGCGCCGCCGAGCATTCGAGGCCGCAGAGCCAACTCCGGAACGCGTTCCTGTAGAGCGCAGTGTCTTCGCCCGGAGCCGCGACGTTCGAGACTACGTCTTGGCTCGCGCCAGAGGCCAGTGCGAGCACTGCCGGCGTCCAGGCCCTTTTGAACGCGCTAACGGCAGCCTCTATATCGAATGCCACCACGTGCACCGTCTGTCCGACGGCGGCCCCGACAGCCCTTGCAACGTGATCGGAGTATGTCCCGACTGCCACCGGCATGCTCATTTTGGCCTCGACCGAGTTGACTTCAACCAGCGCCTGATCGAACGGTTGCGAGAGGTAGAGCCGCACCGCAGAAGACCGCGGCTCGGGCAACGCGCAGCTTAGAAAAGCAAAAGGTCTCGGACGTCTCATCGGAGGCTCACATCAATAGGGGTTGAACGGATCCGTCAGCGAAGATGGCATCCATGGGAGTGTCGGCGGTAGGTTCATCCCCGGCCCAGCCATTAGGCCAAGTGCCGAGAGCGATCAGCTCGCGGATACGCGCCTCTTCTTCGGCGTTAATCAGATCGACTTCGGGCCGCCGAAGTTGACGGGCAGATAGATTGATCTCGGACTGGATCGACAAGATGCGATCGAGCGCCATCAGCCTGGCTTCAAAGGTGAGCGGACCCATGCGCTGCTTGTTTTTGGCCGTCGCGATATCGCCGTTGGCGTCTATGCCAGTCTTCTTGAGTCGGTTCTTAGGCTCTCGCAGTTCGCGGTAGAGAGGCTTCAGGCCGAAGAGCGGCGAGATGTATGACCAATAGGGCACGCGGACGACCGTCTCGAGGCCGAGGTCACGAGCAGCCAGAGGGCAGCCGTTGCACCCGGTGCGGGCGTTAATCTCCTGCGCCTCGTCACCACCATAGGCGTCGACGACTGCTGCTGTGTCCCACGCGCCGTACTCTTCCAGGCAGGCATAGATCTTGAGCCAGTCAAAGACGTTGCAGACGCGCCAGTGCAAGATCGGCGCAAGCGTAGCGATCCTGCCACGGATGCCCTTCGCCTCCGGAACAACTTGCTGGTACCAGCCCTGCCCGCACTCGGCGCCATCCTTTCCGCACGACATCGCGATGCGACCGTCACGGATCGCGCTTTCGCCTTGGCGCACGCCGGTGATCATGAGGATGGAGCCGTCGAGTTCGTTGATGCGCCGCTCTAGTGCGGCCGTCATCGGGTCGACCTTGATCTGTCGCGTGCACCAACGGAACGTGTTGTTGTTCGGCGGCGGAACGCCCCGCCCTAGCATGTAGACGAGGAACCGCTGGTCCATAGGAGCGCAGACGGTCTCGCAATGAATGCCGCGGGCACGCAACCGATCGAGCAGACGGGCTGCTGCAATCGCTAGCGGCGGGAGCTCCATCCTGGTGTCGGCGTAGAGGACCGTGATCGACTTGGGCGCGACGAGGCGGCCAGCATCAATCAGGTGGATGATGACGGTCAGCGTTGCGGTGCTGTCCTTGCCGCCCGAGAACGCAAACACCCAATGATCGTGCGACGATCCGTAGGCCTGCATCGACTGAAGCGTCATTTGGACCGCCTCGTCATAGACAAGACGCGAGCCTCCGCCAAACAATGTGGGTTGGTGCGCGTTCATTTCCCGTCTGTCCCCGTCTCTTCCTCTCGCAGCTCAGGCGCGATTGCGAATGCCAAGCGCCGAGCGAACCGCAGCAACGATCGAGCGAACGAGATGCGCATCCTCGCCACCAAGGAGGGCTGTGGCCCTTGCGATTGCATCGTCATTCTTCCGCACCTCCTGCCGTGCCTGGTAGATAAGCCCGCTCACCGCTTCGATGCGGAACAGCTCTTCAGGCTTGATGGAAATTCGGGGATCCGCGTACCAAGCGTCTCTGGTGCGCGTGTAAGACCAGCCTAGAGAACGGGCTGCCGTTGCGATGCGTGTCTGGACGCTGCCGACAGACGGAGGTGCTATCTCCCTCCGCAGTGCGTGCTGACAAAATGCGATCGTGGACATTTCTGATTTCTCCGACGACTTCTCGGACATTTCCGACAACTCCTGTGCGACCTTCATCCCGTTCAAGGAGACGCGTGATGCGCACAGGCATTACTTCCGATGGAGAGGACGGCGCCGTTGGCGCGGCTGCCAGTCCCTCCCAGGTCATTCCGTTTCGCAGGACCACCGCCGCAACGTCCGGTCCTGCCGCCGGTGACGCGCCCTCGTCGTCACCGGCAATTCCCCTTGGTGAGCTTGTGAACGCCGTAGTGTTGAGGCTCTCGAACAAGCGCATCCGGTTGAAAGTCTTGCGGGCCTCCGGCTTGGGAGGAGGAGAAGACAGAGGCCCGCGATAGCCGGGGAGGTAGCCGGCTAGTTCGTTTTCAGAAGCGACCGTCGCGGACGTCCGCCAGGATCAGGGCGGCCAATTCGTCATCAGTCATTTTCAGGAATTTGTTCTCAGCGATCAGGTCGCGGCGCTCGGCAGCGAGCCGCCCGATCTTGTCGCAGGCCGCGTTGAAGATCTTCGCGCCGACGACGGCGAGGCCGATGGAAGCACCACAGACAAGCAAGGTATTCATCATCATGCAGCCCTCTTCTGATCTGAGTTTGGATTGGACGGAGCGGCGCGGCTCACCTGGGCGCGATGGAAATCGACCCTGCCCTCAATGGTTCTTTGCGCTGCCGCGTCTTCTGATCGGGATGTCCGGAGGTATTCGCTCATGCGACTTCCTCCGCCTGCTCGCGCTTGCGCATGGCAACGGTGCAGGCATGACAATGCTTGTCGCCATAGCCGCCGCAGTTCTCACCTGGGTTCAGGCAGTGCGGCCTCAAAAGGTATTTCGGTTTGTCGGTGAAAGCGGATGCCGAAGTGTTCAGAGGGGCATCCGCTTCTTTGACGTTTGCGGCGGTGTTGTCGTCTACATCTTCGCCTCCTGCGTTGGCGCCTGCGAGAGTGTCCGCCGCCTCGCGGTCGGTCTCGCGCACGTCGCTGGGTACCTCGGCTTCACCTTGAGAGGCCGCGGCGTTTTCCTGTTGTTCCTCACGGGCAATCATGATGTCGACGGCGGCGATCAGTGCCTTGCGGCCGACTTCCGTCTGCACGCCGGCAGCAATCGTCTCGACGAGCTTGGCCCTGACATCCGCCTCGATGATCTCGCCCGTGGTCGGGTCAAATTTCTCAATGTTTTCTACGTGTGCGCGCGGCGCACGAGTGATCTCTTCGAAAACCTCGTCGATCAACTCGTCCTTTTCGATCAGCGCGTCCTTGTCCTTGACGGCGGCACGGCGGCGTTTGATAGCGGCCTTCACGGCCTCGATCTCAGCCTTGACATTCGCCTTGGCGACCCCAGCGGCAATCATCTGGTCTCGGTAAGCGTCGAAGGCATCGCGCTTGCTATCGTTGTAAGCCTTGATGGCCTCGTCGATCTGGTCGATTTCGTCAGCCAGTCCCTTGCGCGTGATCATTGGAAGCTCTCCATGGGAATGTGCTGCCATGTTTTTCCGCGCGCGATGCTGATGACGGTTGCACGGTGCAGCCCGTACCGCTCCTCAAGCTCAGATACTTTTCGTGCGCCGCGGCTGTTCTTGATGGCGCGGTACTCGCGCCGGATATCGACGACGTCGCGCTCGGTGATCTTCGCCTTTGGGTTCCTCTCCCCGACCGAGGGGGCGGTGCCATGAACGAGCATGTCAGCGTGGTTCTCTGCCCTGGTGGCCCAACGGAGTTCGCTGTAATGCGCGCAGGCCCGAGACCCGTTGCGGTGTGCTACCTCGTGAGCCTCGGTGGGCGCTGGTCCGATGAAGGCCTCTGCGACGAGACGATAGGCTGTGGCGTTAGCTTGGCTCCCATCGGGAAGCTTGAAGGCGTAACGAAGGTATCCGTCAGCATCGATGTATCCGCGAGGGCGATCGCCAACTTTGCGATGTGGGGCAGCAACGATCCTTCGCAGGTCGCCCCACTCCGAAATCTCAAACTCAGGGAAGCGAGCGCAAACGCGCCATTCCATCGCGTATGCGTCGGAGGTCATCTTCCGCCCTCCGCCATACGGATGAATTCAAGGATCGCTGCCCGACGGGCGCGCCAATCGACTGAACGGGAGACCACATGCCGCTGACTGATGAGAAGATCAGGTCCAAGCCGGGACTTGACGGTTTCGCCGCCGTTTTCGGTCTCCGCTTCACGGTCCTGCATCATGCCGACGCCCTTTCCCGTGCAGCTCGCTGGGAGGCCAGCCACTCAAAGGTGACACCCTTAATCTTCCGTCTCTGGCTGGCAGACACGACGCTGATCCAGTACTTCGGGTTGATGCTCTCCCGCAGGCGCATCTGACGTGCCGCCTCGTATCCGCAGCCTACGTCGTCGGCGAATTCACCGATCGTCGGCCACTTGTTGATCAGGTCTGAAATGGAAGTCGGTGCGTTGCTCATGGGCTCAACGTACAAAACGTACGGTGAGAAAACAAGTCTAAATCGTACACATTGCACGAAGGAAACCGGGCATAATGTACGAATGGGGACACCGAAGGACAGATTGAGGCAAGCGAGACAGGCCGCCGGCTTTGCAACGCCGACGGAGGCTGCCCGCGCGCATCCGCGAGAAATCAACGTCAACACATTGATCAGCAACGAAAACGGGAACCGCGACATCTCGCGCAAGGCGGCGGAGAAGTATGCTAAACTTTTTGGGGTGGAGGCAGGCTGGATACTCTACGGCGAAGGCGGGGTGGATGCCGTCGCGCCCAAGCAGCCGCATGAACCGGCTAATGCGATAGTAACCGGCGATATGATACAGAAGGGCCCGAAGATACCCCTTTATGGCGCTGCTGTCGGCGGCGATTATGGAGAATTCGAACTGAACGGTAATCGCCTCGACGACATTTTCGCGCCTCCCAGTCTTAGCGGAATACCGGAAGCCTTTGCCGTCCAGGTATCAGGGGATTCGATGTATCCTCGGTATGAGGACGGCGAAACGGTCTACGTCAATCCGCGGCGCCGGCCGGTGAAGGGCGACTATGTCGTTGCCGAAATCCAGACGGAGGAGCACGGACCAAAGCTTGCCTACATCAAGAAGCTCGTGCGCCATACGCAAAGCGAGTTGATCCTTGAACAATTTAATCCAGCCAAGCAGATCCGGTTCGATGGCCGGCAGGTCCATACCGTTCACTACGTGCTGAAAAGTGGCGAGTGAGGCTGCGCTATCCTGCCAATCACACGAGCGTAACATTTAATCCCTTGTTAACCCAAACTTGTTGACTTATATGGCAACACTTGATGAACTAGTCGATCTGGGAGTATTGCGTCGACAACGGATCGACCTGGGGCGCAAGGACTTTCCTGACCGGAAGCTCTATGTGACACCAGAGTTCCGAGAGTGGCTAAACAAGGTGGTTATGCAGGCCGATCCCTTCTACAAAACGAATGCAAGACCGCGATACCAAGCGCATGACCTCATCAAGGCATTCATCACGGGAAGGCCGTTCCTAGAAAATAGATTGTTCAAGCGGATGAGCCCGAACAGTGATGATGTCTATGAACTCAGGACCCCGGACCTGCGCTTCTTTGGATGGTTCCCTCACAAAGATTGCTTTGTTGCAGTGGTCGGGGACACTTTCGAGAGGCTTAAAGAGGAACCGAGCCTTTATGAAAAGCACCGCATTCATTGTGTCGCGTTCCGCAGAGAGATTGACTTAGATGAGCCCAAATACGAGGCAGGAGCAGGAGAACATGGCGTCATCTCATGCTGATGATTTTTTCTCACTCCCCGAACAAGAGGTCGAGGCCGCGGAATTCATTGCGGAAGTAGGCCGCGTTTACCAAGAGGCGTTTCTTCGTCGGAAGTCCGAATGCAAACTCTCTATGCAAGAGATGGCAACGAAGCTGGGCGTCGATAGATCTCGGATCCACCGCTGCCTGTCGGGGCACAGCAACCTAACTCTCGAAAGTATGGCTGAACTCGCTTGGGCGCTCAACGCCAAACCAAAATTCCACCTGGAGCTTGATCACTCTTACGAAAAGGCTCGGGCAAACTACTTTCTGCCGCGCTCCCCAGAGGCGTCTCCGCCTAATACCGCTGCGGGTGGTAACATTGTGCAGGTGAGGCCGGAATCAAACCAAGGGACGGCGACATTTTACACAGCGAATATCGAGGCCAAGGTCCGCTCTAATGCTTTGGAGCACGAGGCAGCACGCTTGGAACAAATCAAATGAAGTTTCAAAACCTTACGCTCTGCGACCACATCCGCGTAGAGGACAATGGAAAGTTTCTGTTAATCGGCGTGTATACGAACACCATCTTGTTCCAACAACTTCCGGCCCAGTTTCACCTAAGCATCTGGATGCTGATCGAGCATGAGCAGACTGGACCGTCATCCTTTTCTTTGCGCGGACGAATGCCAGAGGCTGACGCTGATCTATTTGAAATTTCGGCCGATGCTCACATCGAGAAGACTGACGAATGGACCCCCTTTGGGGTGACCGCTCCCCTGCTAATTGGCCAACCCGGGACATTAGTTATAGAGGCGATGACGAACGGTGGCGACTGGTTTGAGCTGCGGAAGATTCACATTAAGAAAGGCGTGCCTTCCCGCTTAGTCCCGCAGGCCGGCACAACACCGAAAGGAACTGTCGCCAAGTAGCGACCTTAGTTATTCCTGAGAATTTGACCCCGCCATCGAGCGGGGTTTTTTGTTGCGGTGATTCTCACCATTGATTGCTAATCGTACAAAACGTACATTTTGTGCTTGCGTTGATATCGTACATATTGTACGATCTATTTCATCAACACACGGCCACGCCGGGAGATGAAAGCGATGAGCATCCAAGCCGTAATCCAGAGCATCAAGTCCAACGCCGCCTGCCTGTCACACGCGATGCGTTGCGACCCGTCGGATGCAGATGCACAAGCCGCGCTCAAGGATTTCCTGCAGCGCACCTATTCCGATCTGGCTTCGCTTGCGTGGCATCTTGGCGCCGACGGCGACGTCTTCCAGCGCGAGGCCGTACCGGCATCCGAACTCGTCGATGACGTCTATTTCGCGATCAACCGCGAGAAGGAATTCGAGGCGCCGGTACGCGGGCAGGTCTATTCGACGCTCAATCACCCCCAGCAGTTCGGGAGCGGGTTCTAATGACCCGCGCCACCTGCCCCGCTTCCGAGTTCGGATGCACCTGCAACCGCTGCGCTGTCGATCGCGACGACGATCTTGAAGCGCTCAAGCAGTTCAACCGCGCCACCTCCGCAACCGCCATGTGCCTCATCCTGATCGCCCTCGTCCTCGGCATTTTCGCCGTAGGCCTCTGGCGGACGGAACAGGTGCACAAAGCAATCGTCGCTGAAAGGAATGTCTGATGGCCATGCCCGACCTTGACTACAACCTTCATCGCCAGACCGAGGCGGCAAAGTCGCTTCTATCCAGCCTTCGCGACCAGGGCGTCGACGATGACGCCGAACTGGTCGCCGACGCGATCGAGGGCGAGACTAACCTACTCGAGGCTATCGAAGCGGCCCTCGCGCAGATCGACGAGTGCGACATCCTCATCACCGGCTTGAAAGCCAAGGAAGAGGAATTCGAGACCCGCCGCAAGTCGATCGAGCGCCGCGCCGAGCGCGTCCGCGCTCTGATCGAACAGGCGATGCTCGCCACGGATCAAACCTCGCTAAAGCTGCCGACAGCCACCCTGTCGCTGACGAAGCGCGCGCCCGGCCTGATCGTCAACAGCGAAGCGGACATTCCTTCCCGCTTCTTCGTCGAGCAGGAACGCCCCGCGCCGAAGCTGGACAAGAAAGCCTTGGCCGCTGCGATCAAAGCCGGCGAGCAAGTGCCCGGCGCCAACCTCGACAACGGCAGCATCTCTCTTTGCGTCCGGAGGAAGTAAACCATGAACGCGATGACGAAATTCGACCTGTCGCCCCGCCAGATCGCGCTGGTCCAACAGACCGTCGCCAAAGACTGCAACGCCGAAGAGTTCAACCTCTTCATGGAGGTTGCCAGGGCAAAGGGCCTCGATCCGTTCCTTGGCCAAATCATTCCTATGGTCTTCTCAAAGAACAATGCCAGTAGGCGGAAGATGACCATCATCATCAGCCGCGACGGCCAGCGCGTCATTGCGCAGCGGTGCGGCGACTACCGGCCAGCCAGCAAACCGGCCACGTATGAGCTCGACTCCTCGCTCAAGAGCCCGCTCAACCCTCAGGGCATCGTGTCCGCCACCGTCTATCTCTGGAAGCAGGATCCAAAGTCCGGCGAATGGTACGAGGTCGCCGGCCAGTCGTATTGGGAGGAGTTCGCGCCGATCAAAGATGAATGGGCGGAGAACGAAAAAACCGGCAAGAACTACAAGACCGGCAAGCAGACGCTCGACGACTCCGGCAACTGGTGCCGGATGCCCCGGCTCATGATCGCCAAGTGCGCCGAAATGCAGGCCCTTCGCGCCGGCTGGCCCGAACAGTTCACCGGCCTCTATGACGAAGCTGAAATGGACCGCGCCAAGATCATTGATCTAACCGCATCGGAGATTGTCGAGCATGAGCGCGAGGAACATCGGCTAAAAGCCGTCGGTGCCGCCAACTCCATCACCGTCACCTGGGGTGACAACTGGGCGCTTGAGAACGTCCCGGTCGGCGAGTTCTTCGACCGCGCTTGCGAGTTCATCGCGAAGGAACCCGCCGCCAAGGTTGCGAAGTGGCAGGATGCAAACCGTGAGCCCCTGAAACTGTTCTGGTCGAAGCATCCCGGCGATGCGCTCGAACTCAAGAAGCGGCTCGAGGCAGCCATCACGAGACCGGCGCATAAGGCGGCTTCCGATGCCGAGCTCCGCAACCATCCTCTTCTGGCGGGCTGACCATGCGGAAGAAGGAAAAGCCCCCGCTGATCCAGGCGATCATGACGCCGCGCGGCCTCCGCGCCCACACCCAGGACGACGCCGAGAAAATGGCGTCGATCCCGGAAGGCCAGATCTTCGAAATCGTGCCTGTCACCAAGCGGTCGGATCGGCAGCTTCGCACCTATTGGAAGGCACTTGGCTTAGTCGTCAAGGTCACTCAGAAGTGGTCGAGCGCCGAAAACCTGCATCGCGACATCAAGATGACCCTCGGCTACCGCGAGCAGGTCGTGAACATGCGCACCGGCGAAATCACGCTCGTTCCGGACAGCATAGCTCTCGACAAGATGCAGCACGAGGAGTTTTGCGAATTCATGAACCAGGCCATGGCGCTGATCGCTGACACCGTCGGCTTCGATCCGCTGGCCTTCCTAGCTGAGGAGCGCGCAGCATGATCGATGACGCAACCAAGCTCCAGAAAGCCGGCGAAGCAATCGCTTATCTGCTCAACCGCTCCCGCCGCGACGACAAGCTCTATTACCAGATCGGCTTTGGCACCGAAGCTTTCCGCCTGCTCACCGACGCGCACGCTGCGATCACCGGGGAGGACGTCAAGGCAGTCGAGAAGAGGTACGGGGCATGATTGACAGCAAGAACTCTCCTGGGCCTTTCCTTATCTGCGACCTGCGCACCGAATGGAACTGGCGCCCCTATGTCACCTTCTGGCGTCCGAACAACGCCAACTACGCTTACCCGCTCGTATGGGCCGGCGACTACACCGAAGCCGACGTCATGCAGGGCGGGAGCTACTACACGACCGTCGAAAGCGGTTCGCTGATCCGTTTCCCCATCTTGAGATCGCTTGTCGAGCCGATGGCACGCGCACCGGAGCCAGGGCACATCGATGGCGATACGGGGCCGGTGATCCGCAACGATTCCAGAACCCGCGCAAAGCTCAGAAAGCTTGCTTACGAGCCTGCGATCTTGGCCTTCGCCCTTTCGGAGTTGGCATCATGATCGACTGGCAGAAAACCGCCGCTCACGTCATCGGCGAGGTTCACCGCAACCTTCCGGCCAACGCCGACCTGGCCGCCCGCAAGAAGGCATTGCGCGCCGCTCGTCCATGGGAATTCGCCTCGACGAGCTGGGGCCGGAAGGTCTGGGCGAAGCACTCCCGCAAATACCTCGAGAAGTACGGTCTGCCGCCTCTCAAGCCGAAGGCCGTCGAAGATCACCTGTCTCCGCTTGAGCGAATGATCGCCAATGCGAAAGGCGGTGCGGCATGAGCAACGCCCTCAATGGAAAGTGCCCCTCGTGCTCGCAGGTTTTCCTCGTCGCCAAGCTGCCGATGCAATTGAGCAAGGCGGCAGAGCTCGCGAAGAGGGCCGCGTGCCCGGCATGCGGGGAAACGAAGGGCATCACGGTTCCGAGCGCCGATGAGGTTCGATCATTCGAAACGGCAGGTGCAGCATGAGTTTCGACGACTTCCATTCTGGCCGAGAATTGAAGGCGACACGCAAACCGCATGTGTGCGAGCAGTGCGGCCGCCAGATCGAAACCGGCTCACCGGCATATTATGCCGCCGGAAAATACGATGGCTACTTCTACACCCAGCACGAGCACGTCGAGTGCCGCGCGGCCGGGATGGCCTACGCCGAAGAAACCGGCCTCTGGGGCGAGGAGTTCACCTGGTTTCAACACGCCGATAGCGACATGCGCACTGATTTCGGACCCTGGCTTCTCGAACACCATCCGATCGTTGCGGAGCGCCTGAATATCGAGCGCGAGGAAGACGAGGTGGAAGCGTGATGGCGGCGCTGATCAATCTCCTGTCGCTCTGCATTGCGGGCGGTCTCATCACCTCTTCCGTCCGAAAATTCCTGGATAAAAAAGACGCCACCGCGGCCATCCGGCTCGGCATCGGCCTCTATGTCCTGTTTCTCACCGCAAAGGTCATCGTTCCATGAGTGCTTCCTTCGACAAAGCCTCGATCATGTCGACGCTGACCGACGGCATGAAGATGAAGGCCCAGATGATCAAGAAGGGCATCAGCGCCGCTCGCGTCCAGTGCCCTCAGTGCGACGGTTTCCTTCATGCCCGCCTGGCCGGCCGGAAACAGCATCTTCGCTTCTGGTGCGACGGCCCGTGCAAGCGCCAGATGATGGAGTAGCCTCATGGCCTTTCGCATCGCCAATTCCATCCGCCCGGATCCGACGCCCAAGCGGAAGCCGACGAAGAACAAAGACTACCTGGCGTTCATCCACGAGCTGCCCTGCTGCGTCTCCGGCCGGTACGGAGTCGAGGCCGCGCACCTGTCTTGCGCCGCGCCTCGGTACGGCCATTATGGTCGCGGCAAGGGCAGCAAGGTTTCGGATCGCTGGGTTCTCCCGTTGCATCCGGACGAGCACCGGCGCCAACACGGGATGAACGAAGAGCGGTTCTGGCGCGCCGCGCGGATCAACCCGCACGTGCTCGCCCTCACCATTCATGGCTTGTGGTCGGACATGGGCGAGGATGCGACGCCATTCGCAACTGCTATCATCAATCAGACGCTGGCGGACGCCGGCGCGCTTCGATCGAGGGACGAGGTATGAGCACCGATACGCTCGACATGTTCGCAACCGAGACGAGATCCTCGGCTATCATCTCAGAATGCGGAGCGTACCGGTACCGCCTCGAGCGGCAGTGGGACGGCGACAAGCCTAAGGTCGCCTTTCTCATGCTGAACCCCTCCACGGCTGATGCTAGCCAAGATGACCCGACTATTCGTCGGTGCCTCGGCTTCGCGAGAACCTGCGGCTTTGGCGGATTGATTGTGGGCAACCTCTTTGCTCTTCGATCCACCGACCCGAAGGCCCTATACGTCCATCCCGACCCGATCGGGCCTGACAACGATCAGCATATCCTTGCGATAGCTAAGAGCGCCCGTAAGATCGTTTGCGCTTGGGGGACACACGGAGCTCTTCATGACCGCGGTCGCCAGGTCGCCGAACGACTCGAATTCTTCGACCTCGTCGCGCTGAAAGTCACAGCAGACGGCCAGCCAGGCCATCCGCTTTACCTCGCTGCCGACACCCAACCGAAATCGTATTTTGCGCCATGACAGTTACACCCGACCTCACCAACGCCACCCCCGCCACGCGCGAATACTACGCCTTGCCGGAATCAGTCCGCGAGGCAGCAGAGGCAATAGTCGGTAAGCCGCGCCCCATGACCCACGTCGAGATCCTGCTCGCAGTCGGGAGGGCGATTGCGAACGAGCAGGAAGCCGCGAAGCGAGGTGAAGGATGAGAGAGCGTCGGCCTTCCCTTGTCCCGCCGGGCAGTTGGCCGCCGCGAATGACGGCAGACATGGCAGCGGGATATTGCGGAGAAAAGCACGTCGAGGATTTCCTCGAGCGCGTCGGAACGACCTATCCCAATCCGCGCATCGTTGACAGCACGCGCCGGAAGTTCTGGTATCGTGAGGATCTGGACCGGGCGATGAACCTCGGCACATCGACGATGTCTTCGGGATTGGGAGCGAAGTTCCGTGAGAAGATCAGGGAAAAGCGGAACAGTGGAACTGCCTAAGCACGTGCACCGCGTGATCAAGCGACGCGCCAACGGTTCGCAAACCGTCTACACCTTCTACACGAGGTTTCGGAACACCAAGGAGGCGTGGCCGTCGATCGCCCTGCCCGAGCCGCTTGAGAAAGAATTCTCCGAACGCCTGTCGATTTGCGAAGCCATGGTCCGCGATGACAAGGGCTTCCTGTTGGACGGCAAGCGGCTGCCGGATCTCAAGAGCAAAGAGTTTTGGCCCGAGGCCACCAAGGCGCACGAAGCATTCATCCGCCGCGGTCGCCAGGGCATCAAGGATTTCAAGGCGCTCGTCGAAGCCTTCCAGAGCGAGACCAATCCCTTCTGGACCAAGCTGGCGGCTTCCACCCAGCGCGGCTACCGAACCTCTGGCGACATTATCAAAGAGACGTGGGGAGACGATCTCCCCGTCGACTTGACGACGGTGGACGCGCAGGACGCGATAGACGCCCTCGGAGAGACGCCGGCGAAGGCAAACCAGTTTCGGGCATTCCTGTCCCGCCTGATGGCGTGGGGCGCCTCACGCGGCTACTGCAAGACCAACGTCGTGGAGATGACAGAAAAGATACCGGGCGGCGAGCCGTGGGTGCCGTGGCCGAACTGGGCTTTTGAAATCCTTCTGGAGCACGCACCGTTCCACATGCAGATGATCGCTATGTCGGCATTCTTCACCGGGCAGCGACAGGGCGACGTGCTCGCCATGACGAAGCCGAAGGCCGGCGAGAACACGATCGCCGTGCGGGCGCAGAAGACGGGGAACACGGTTTGGATTCCGATCCACTTCGCCTACCGGAAATGGATAGACCGCGTGCCGACGTCTGATAGCGTGATGCTGCACGCCGGCGCTCGCGCCACGTCATACAAGAGCGCCGACGGTTTCCGGACCGAATGGCAGAAGCTCATGGCGAAGGACGCGTTCAAGCCATTCCGAGAAAACCGCATCGTCTTCCACGGTCTGCGCAAGAACGCTGTGATCAATTTGCTGGAGGTTGGCTGCACGGAGAACCAGGTGGGAGCGATCTGCAACATGTCGGCGCAGATGGTGCAGCATTACGGCCGAGAGGTGGCTCTGAGGAGCCTCGCGAAGGACGCGATGAAGCTCATGGAAGCACGCTGGAGCGAGATCGAGCCGGCCGCCTTCAGGAACAAGAACGGAACGTGAATTGGAAACCGTTTCCAATTTCTTGGAAACCAGTCATCCGGAAGTCCCGGACCCCTTCGAAATTGTGCAATGATTTCAAGAGGTTTTTGGTGGGTGATCACGGGCTCGAACCGTGGACCCGCTGATTAAGAGTCAGCTGCTCTACCAACTGAGCTAATCACCCGACCGGAACCGCTTCGCTGCGGTCTGGTGGGG